AATTCAATTAGTAATTCTGATCTGATTAATGATAGTGGAATTTCTACCACCTCATCATGAGGTAGTAGTATTTCCGTATGGTTGGTTAGCCATTGTTGTCTCATAGTTATACTATTTCTAAGGTTAGTAAATATTTTCTCATAGTGTATATAGGGAAGTCTTCTGCCCACCTCTTTTCTTTTCTTGCTCTATCTCCATCCCATCGCTTTCTTAACTCGTAGTTCATAGTCTTAGTCTTCTAATTCAATTAATTTTCCGTTTACTTCTTCGTATTGTAGGTCAGATTCACACTCCCACTCTGTCCAATAGTAGTAGTCTGCATTGTAATAGTCATTCAGAAGAAAGTCATCTGATAGTCCTTCATCGTATGCAGGATTATCCTCTTTCTCTACCTCTCTAAGATGCTTAATCATATCCTTCTCATACTTGATGTACATTAGACCATCTTGTATGCAGTAGCCCTCGTTCATCCCTTCTCCAGTAATATCGCATTGTCTAGCGAATAGTATTCTATCTTTTGTTTCCATAGTCTTAGTCTTTTAATAGGTTGTCTGTTTTATTCATTCCCTCCATAACTCTGATAGCATGGAGTAATCTCCAATGCTCATCTGTTGTACCATTCTTGTCGATGTAGTCGATAATCTCTTGGATTGAGGATAGTGAATTAATATCCTCGTTCCAATTCGTGTTTAGGTTTAAAGGCATACGAATCATCTTAGATTGTAGGTAGCCTATTGTTGTGTAACTGCTCATAATTTCTAGTTTTTTAAATGTTTTAAATAATTAATTAAAGTTTTTAAATGATTATATTTTACTTTTCCGTCTTGCCCCACTTTCCAAGAAGAAAATTTAACTGAGTTAATTCTAAAATCTGGGTAGCTTTTATCAAATGTAATTGACTTAAATAACTGACTGCAAATAATTTTAAATGTTTTCATAGTTTCTAGTTGTTTAGTCATTTATATTGTTTAATGGATGGTAAGATCCGTATGTTGCCTTAGGTCTTGCTTTGTACCAAGATATAACTTTAATAAGGTTGTATATAGATTCTTTAAAAAGGCATCCCTCAGATTTAAAAGGACACATCTCTACATCATATATCTTAACATCCCCTGTAAGCATTCGCTGATAAAGGTTGTGATTTATTAGGTCTGCTACACTTCTTATTGTAGCGACATGTTTTTTAGCCCCAATTGTATATCTAGGCTCAAAATAAAATGTTACTTGTGCTTCGTTCATAGTTTTTAATCTTTGGTTAAGACCTCGCCTAGTGGCAAGGTTTCGGGTACTAAACCCTCATCAGTTAACCTTTATTCTTACCAATCGTTATGAGATGATACATTCCATTTCTCAATCAATTCATCTGTTGTTCTTGGCTCGATAATCTCTTGTATCTCTGAAATTAATTCTGCCATCTCATCAGTTCTATCAGCTAATGATAATTCAAGACTAGTAATGATAACTGCATAGTGTTTCTTGGTTAATCGTTTCTTGTTCATAATTTCTAATTGTTTAGATTAATGTTTCCTCTACTCAGCTTTTATGCAGACTTGTAACTGCCTTTGGTAGCTTTAAAGGAGGGTACATAAATGCACCCCCATCGAATCAAAAATTGTATGTTGTCATTAATCACGCCTTAACATACAAAGGCGTGGTGTCTATCTTGCTTCAGAGTAGCTGTCACTTACTCTCATACCTATCAAGGTGGCACTTCAATTGCTTACCACCTATCATTAGGCATCCCCTCTGATAGACTTCCCATATTAATCGGTATGGACTTTTTACATCCCCTATGGTGCTTTACCTAACTTGTAGCGATAGCCTATTGGTCTATCCAAGCCCACTTGGTTGTCGGCAGTGGTTTCCGTCAAGTTGATTCGATACTTGCAAACGCCAATTGAATTATTGCTCTAATACACTTAGGTAGGCAATGCTACTGCTATGTATCGTGACTAAGACTTACCTCCCTCAATTAAGCTAAAGGAGTACTCTATACCTCTATACCTACTCGCAAACTAGAAAGATGCTTTCAGTACTCAGATGCTACACTAGGTTAACGTGGACTTACTTCTAATCCCTAAGGACGTTGCCACAACCATAACGTGCGCTGTATCTGAATCAGTATGTAAAAGAACGAGCAGTAGATAATTCCCTAACTGCTCTGCAAATATTGTAAACTTTTTTTACACTACCAAACAAAATGTAAAGTTTTTTTACAATTAAATCAAAGAATGTACTGATAGCAAGGGATTGAGAGTGTAAAGTTTTTTTAGTGTTGATTGTATGTTTTGGGGATTGGGGGAAATTGAGGGGAGTTATTCCACCTCTATCTCTCTCTATCGCCCATATAGTGTAGCCTAATGGCACATCTGCATACACTTGGGGCATTATAGTAGCCCAATGAATAGGCATCGTTACAGAGCGTTATATGGAGCGAGGACAATGTTAGGCATTGCATACAATTAAATGCACCTAGCTAGTAGATAGTAGGTAGTGAATAACAAAAATAGATAATCGACATTTGAAATGTACGCATTGGTTTTAGTTTGGGGTACCCCCTTCGGAGATTTCGGTTTCGGTCATAGAAACACGCACGCAGATTATATATATAACCCCAACCCTTTCCACATCTAAAAAAATTTTTTACCTTGCAAAAAAAAATATTATGCCTACACCAGTAAAAAAGAATAAAAGTTTCGGAGTTTTAAAATCTGACGCTAACAGACCTAAAGACAAACCTCTTGTAGGTCCAAAGCCTTTAGACAAGATAAAAGTTAAAAAAATTAAAGACAAGATTAATCGTTTAGAAGAGTCTTTTAATGAAGCATCTCGTCTATCAAGTAAAGGTTATGGTGGTTGGACTCAAAATATGTATAATATTTCTAAAGAGGCTACAAAACTTAATAAAGAATTAATTAAACTTACAGGTAAAGGTTCTCCTCAGTTTGAGTTTATTAGGAAAAGAAAAAAATAATGTTCGATAATATTTACGGTACAGATAGACCAAAGGGTCACGAGGAAGGTTTTATAGCTACAGGTCACTACGTAGGAGACTCGCATTACGTTGTAATACTACAGGGGTCTGAAGGAGAGGTTGTAGACTTAAACGTAACAGAGCTTAACCTTGAATAATAGCAAGAAGGTAAGAAAAGAGCAGTTGGGTATGGACCATGGTACTGCATCGAACAGACTTAAGAAGACCTTAATGTTTGAGCTTGCAAAGAAGTTAGACATGCACTGGTGTTTTCAGTGCGGTGCAGAGATAGAACACTCAGATGATATGAGTCTTGAACATAAAACCCCTTGGCTTCATTCAGAAGATCCTAAGGGGTTATTTTTTGATATTGATAATATAGCCTTCTCTCACAAGGGTTGCAACTATAGGGCATCTAGGGGTAACTATCCAAAAAAACCTTGCCCCTCAGCAGCAGCATACAGAAGAGGATGCCGATGTGAGGGTTGCAAAAAGGCTAATAAAGAATACAAAAAGGATTTAAAGTCTAGATCTTATTGATCTGTACCAAATACCATCCACTCTACTATAGAACCAGAGACAGCAGCGTAAGCTTTAAGAGTATCATCGGCAATAGATGGTATAAAAGCGAACTCCCCACCAGCTAGTTTTAGTAAGTTATTAGAACCTGTGTACACGAACACAAAGTTTGTAGCTGTAGTGTCTGTATTTTTAATGTATATATAAGCTGTTGCTGCGTAATCATCTGCAGTGTATAATGTCACCTGACCAGATGTTGTTCCTATAGCTGTCGAGGTTATAGGAGCACGAGCTAAACCTGTTGTATGTGCTGCTGTTATACTCTTACTTAAAGATAGATTTAAGTTTTGAGTCAATAAGTCTGCACTTGTTAGTGTTAATTTTGCTGTTACTGTTGCCATTTTATTTTAAATTATGTGTGTTTGCAAATATATAAAAATTATTTTATTCTGTTTAAGGTACAGAATCATATTCTGCACTACTTCCTAGTAAGGTGTTATAATCCCATTCTACTACTGTTGTTGCATATATAAATGAATTACTCATTATATCTGAGTCAGCCTGTATTGATACTGCAAATTTTTCTGTACTTTCAAAGTGTTTAGCATTGCTAAATGAAAAATGTAAAACGTGGCTATCATCTGTAGATGTTATAGGTAAAACTTCAGACTCCTCTAAAGTCCAACTACTCAAACTTGTTCCAGATGCATTAGGACCTAAAGTGTAAACCCTAACTGTAAGATCTGCATTACCAGTTACACTCATTATACTAAGAGTGACAGATACTATTCTACCATCGCATGGAGCTAATAAAGCCACATCATCTTGATAAACCTGAGACTGTTCAAATGTTGTACCATGTATAGGCATAAAAACTTCAGAAGTATTAAAATCATCTATAAAGTTAGTTGGGAACACTTGATATTGTTTACCAGTAATTCTTCCTGTAACATCTAAATTACCTGATTGATCTAATGTTAAGGCATCAGTAGCATTATTAGCTACCTTAACTTTAAAGTTACCCTCATCATTCCTCATTACAAGGTCATCCCCTGTAGCAACCATACCTATTGCATTTGTCCCTGCTGTAGAGTTATCTTGAACCCTAACCATACAATCTGCATCTGTACTAGAGGCGTTAATAGCTACGTTACCTGTTGTGGAATTTACAGTTAAAGCATTAGACGAACCTGCTATGTCTAAATCAGCACAAGATAAAGTTCCACCTATAGATGTAGTTCCACTTCCTGACACAGTTAAATCTCCATCTATTTGTAAGTCACCTGTTTCGTCTAGCCTAGCTATCTCTGTAGAGAAGTTATTAAAAGAAAAATATTGCCCTGTTTCATCATTGTCTCTATCAAGAACAAATATCATGTTACCATCAGATTCAATATCTAAATCAGCATCTGAACCAGAATTTGTGATTTTACCTCGAAGAAAAATATCACCTACCTCAGATATATAAGCTACTTCTGTGTCTGCATTATTTGTTATCTTAAGTCTTTGGAAAGTTTCGTCATTATCTGCGTCAAGTTTTACAGTTACATTCCCATCAGATGTAATACTTACATCTCCATCAGTAGCTCCTGTTATTCCTTGTGCATTTGTAGCAGTTGCAGCGTTACCTGTAGTGTCTTGATTTAATGTAGGTACATTATTTGCATGTATAGTACCTGCACCATCTGATGTTAGATCTACAGGTATAGCATCTACAACTAAATCTATTGTTCCGTCAGAGTCTTCATACGCTGCACTTATTCTAGTTTCAGTATTAGACGTAAACATAGCACCTACAATATCCTGAACCTCCTCAGTGGTTAATGTAGCCCCAGTAGAACTGATCTCTACCTCAGAGACCTCGTTACTCTTGTAGTATAGCTTACCATCTGCACTTTTAGTATACATAATACCCCCAGCCCCGTCTGTCGGGGTGGATGGTGCTGATGCAGATTCTTTGGTTCTAAAGGTTTGTGCTTTCACATCCCCATAAAAATCGAAAAGGCTACGTCCTAGTAGCCCCTTCTTAAAAATCTTCATCACCTTAGCACCATATTCGGTGACTACTTCACCTATACCTTTTACTTTTGGTGACTTCATTTATATTACTTATTTTTTCTTCATCTTAGCACCGTACATTGCTTTTTTTATCTTTGCTCCGTACATAGCTTTTGATTTTTTAATTTGATTAGACCTCATAGCTCTGTCAAGCTGATTTTGAGTTTTAGCGTCTGCTCTTTTCTTACTGTCAGGATTTAAAGAACTCTCTTTAATTTCATTTCTCATAAAAGCCTCTCTTTGCTTTAATAGAAACTTTTCTTTTGACATTTTATTTTTCTTTCCTTTAACTTTACCACCATTCTTCATGTACCCCATCTTATTACGTACACTCTTTGGAAGTTTAGACAACCCTTTAGCATCTGACGGTACTGATTTTAAGGCTCCACCTTTTTCATACTCAGGCATCTTCTTCATTGATGCACCACCTGGTGCCTTCTTAACAGCCTTTACTTTTGGTTTACGAACTTCTTTCATAGTTCCATCTTTCATTGTCATCATAAATGTTTCTCCTGGTTTAGCTTTATCTCTAGCTTCTCTATTAGTAATTATTCTTTCGTTATTAGACATAATTTTTTTCCCTTCTTGACTACCAAAACTACCAGAGGTACGTCTAATACCTTGCATAACTTCTGAAGGCTCTCCTTGGTAGCGACCTTTACTTGCGACATCATAGGCTAACCTTTGACCACCTCTTCTAGCTTCTTCTCTTCGTCTATCAGCAAACATCTTTCTTATATCCGCATCTTCTTTGCGTGCAGCCTTCATATCGGCTCGCATATCTTGCCTCTTTTTGAATCCAGCTTTTTTAACAGCCATTTTCTTATCTTTCCTAGATAGCCCTTTTAAAGCTCCTGACTTCCTAAGCTCTTTTTTAGCTTCCTTATCAGTTGTCTTTTTAATAGTTTTTGCCATTTTTATATTTCTTCTCGTCCCTCTAGGACATTATAAAATTTATTTATTAATCTATGAGTCTTGTGTGTAACCCTATACTGATTAGGCAGGTTAGAGTTCCAGGCTCGTTTCTCAAATACAAATACGTAGTCTCTTTTAACTAACTCAGGAAACATCCTATCGTTAAAGTTCTTACTAACATACATACTCTCTCTTATAAACCTCTTAGTAAAGGACCCCTTCTCGTCATTTATGAACAGTAGAAACCTCATTTGATTATCTGTAAGGTCGTACTTTCTTTGGAAGGAGTACATGGTATCACTGAGATACTTCAAGTAATTCCTCATTTGATTAAATTAAATTAGGTCAAAGATAATAAATTTCTCATAATTAAAAAATTATCATTACATTTGCGTATAAAATAAAAAAATTTAAAATAAAAACATTATGGCTTTATCAGGAGCAAAATACGAAATGGCTCAATTAGGTCAGTTCGGTTCAATATTTACAGATGGCACAGGAGCTGTTGCGGCACCTACAGATTATATAATATGTGCTATAACATTTTTATCTGCATCTACATTTACAGAATTAACAGTAGAAGATAGTGCAACAACAACTATGTTTGCTACAGGAGATGGTGCTGCTCACAATGAAGGTTCTGCAACAGCTGACCAAGGTTCTGGTGGTTTAGTAATAGCAGATGATGATTCTTTTCCTTCTGGAATAACTATATATGGTAGATATACAGGTTTTACATTAGGAGGAAGCAGTTCTGTAATAGCTTATCTAGCACCAAAACATTAAAATTATGCCATTAGGATTAGGCATATGTTACCCTCAAATAGATCCAGACACTTTTGACGAGTCTTTTTCAGAAGAGTTTGGAGGTTAAATAATTACATACAATGGCGAAAGGAAATTACACAGATTCAACAACGAAATCAGGATATAGAAGCTTAGTTAGAGATCAATCTTTAACAAAAGTTACTGTAGCATCAAACGAAAAAAGAGATAGGGCAGAACTTCTTGATATGGTTGAAGAGTTGTTTGAACCAACGATAGGAGGTATAACTTCAGAAAAACTTAGAGCATTCTGTCATATACTAGTAAAGTCAGTAAATAATTCTAGTGATGATATAGTTGAGTTAGACTCTAATAGTACAGGTAGCTCTTTACCAGCGTCAGATCCTGGAGTTTCTGGAAAATTATGGAACGATAGAGGAACTGTAAAAGTATCAAGAGGATAATGGAGATATTTAAGAACGATAACAACTGGAACGAGAAAGCTATCGTAGGGTTTATAGCGTTTGCTATAATGTGCCTTATAATGGTAGCTGACCTTCTAACAGGATGGGTTGGGACAGACCTAGTAATAAACGAATTTGTATATGACTCCTTTGTTTGGGTAGTACTTGGCTGCTTTGGAATATCTGGGGTAGAAAAATTTGCAAAAAAATAAAATTATGGCAAAAGCAATTAAGAAAAATAAACCTGTTAAGGGTGTTAGTACAGAGGGTCTTACGTCAAGACAAGCAGAAACCCTTCAAAAACATTCAGTTCATCATACTAAAAAACACATAGCTGCTATGGTTAAAGCTATGAAAAAAGGTGCAACATTTGGTCAGTCTCATAAAAAAGCTCAAAGAAAAGTAGGAACATAATGAAGAAGCATTGTACTTGTAAGGCTGTAAAAAGAAAAAAGAAAGGCAGCAATGTAAAAGTTATGAAGAAAGGTGGTTCTGTAAAAGATGCTTGCTATCATAAGGTAGTATCTAGATATGGACCTAAGACTTCAGCTTACAGAAGTGGTGCAATGGCTAAGTGTAGAAAAGTAGGAGTTTCTAACTGGGGTGAAGGTGGTAAAAAGAAAAAGAAGTAATGGCAGTTAGAAAGACAGCAGCAGGTTTACGACTTAAACGCTGGTTTAAAGAAAACTGGCGTACACCTAAAGGTAAGAAAGGTTACGAGGGTGGAGAAAATACTTTTCGCCCTACCAAGAGAATAACAAAAGACACGCCTACTACTTGGAGTGAATTATCTCCTGGTGAAAAACGTAGAGCTCAAATAGAGAAAGATACTAAAGGTAGAGTCTCTAGATATAAAAAGAAAAAGGTGAAAGCAATAAAAAAAGCAAAAAAAGGCATGGGGATAAAGACCAGTATTAAATCTGGTAACTTTAGACCTACTAAGTCTGGAGCTGGTATGACTGCAAAAGGAGTTAAGGCTTACAGACGTGCTAACCCTGGAAGTAAACTTCAAACTGCTGTAACTGAAGATAAACCTAAAGGTAAAAGAGCTAAAAGAAGAAAGTCATACTGTGCTAGATCTCTTGGTCAACTAAAGAGAAGTAGCCAAAAGACTCAAAACGATCCTAACTCAAGAATCAGACAAGCACGAAGAAGATGGAAATGTTAAAAAAATTAACCTGGTTATTAGCTCTTATTACACTAAGTGCTTACTCTCAAGATAGTTTATTTGTAGATTGTAATGGAGTTCCATCTCCACAGAATTGGTTAGGTGATGGATACTGCGATGATGGTTCTTATTCCTGGGAAGGAAACCCTATACACTTTGATTGTGAAGAGTTTGCTTATGATGGGGGTGACTGCGAGATACCTTTACCTGAAGGTATATATGGATGCACTGACCCTGAAGCACCTAACTTTAACCCTTGGGCAGAGCTTGATGATGAAAGTTGCGTAGGCGTTAGTTGTTCTGACGGTGAAGCCAAGATGATTTTTGAAATTACTCTAGATCAATTCCCTGGAGAGACTGGATGGATATTAACAGACTTATCTAACGGTCAACCTGTAGCTAATGTAGTCGCAGGAGAGTATTCTTACGGAGAAGCTAACCAAACTATTATATACGACTTGTGTGTACCAGAAACAGGTGTAGAACTTATATTAAGTGATATATATGGTGATGGTTTAGAAGGATCTTTATGGGGAGGTTCAGATGGTAACTTTATTATACTAGGTGACGCACAACCTTGTGGTAGTTTAGACACCCTATGGGTTTTACCAGAGGCTAACTTTGGTGGTGCTGCATACTCAGGTCCTATATGGTTACAACAATGTGATATACCTATAATAGAAGGTTGCACTAATAATACTTATGTAGAGTTTGATTTTGAAGCTAACTTTGATGATGGTAGCTGCGAAACGCTTCATACCTTAGGTTGTGTAAATCCAGGTGCATTTAACTACAATCCAGAAGCCACGCTAAACGAAATTATACCAACATGTAACTACACTCTTATTATAGAGGATGACGGTGGAGATGGTTGGGGTGACTCTTACATAGGGGTTGTGCAAGAAGATAGTATTATTGGCACTTATACTATGGGACCTGGAGAATACTCTCAAGAGTTTGATATAGTATTAGAGACAGACAAAGCTGTTAAAGTTTATTACTTTGAAATAGCTAGCCCTCAAACTCCTCCTGCAGAAGTTGCTTTCCAGACTATGCATAACTCATTTACATTAATAAACTCACACGATATTATTACCTTGCAAGGAGGTGCTTTTCCATTTGCAGATAATGGTGCTGGAGCTTTACAGCCTTATAAACCACCTTTCTGGAATGTATATAGTGCCTTACCTTTTTGTGGTGATTACTGTATACCTACAGTATATGGGTGTCTAGACGAAGAGTCTTTAAACTACAACCCTAATGCTAATACAGAAAATGGTGATTGTATAGAGATTATATTAGGATGTACTAACGATTTAGCATTTAACTATAATGAAGACGCTAACGTTGATGATGAAACTTGTGAGGCTGTAATTGTTGGCTGTATGAGTACTCAGGCTTGGAATTATAACCCTGATGCTAACACAGCAGATGAATCATGTTTATACTTTGGCTGTACAGATGAATTAGCTCTTAATTATGATAGCACTGCAAATGTAAACAATGATAACTGTATATACCCTGTTCCTGGATGTACTAATCCTTTTGCGTTTAACTTTGAAGTAGATGCAAATGTAAATGACGGTAGCTGCATCCCCGTTATAATAGGATGCATGGATCCTACAATGTATAATTATAATGACGAAGCGAATACAGCAAGTGATAATTGTATCCCTTTTATATTTGGGTGTACTGATACTACTGCATTTAATTACGATCCTGTTGCTAATACAGATAACGAGTCCTGCATACCTATAACCTATGGTTGTACAGATCCTAGTGCTTTTAATTACAACTTAGAAGCTAATACAGAAGATTTTTCTTGTATTGATGTAGTTTATGGATGTACAGATGAAAACGCTTTTAACTATGACTCTCTTGCTAATACAGATAATGGAGGGTGCATAGAAGTACTAGAAGGTTGTATGGATCCAGCAGCAGAAAACTACAACTTAATATATAATACAGATGATGGGAGCTGCTTGTATGATGCAGGCTGTATAGGTGAACCAGGAGATCCTTATTGGTTGAATGATACATGTTACGCTTGGGTAATTATGGTAGACCCTTATTGCTGTAATACTGATTGGGATGAAAAATGTCAAGCATTGTATTGGAGCTGTAGCTGGGATAGCCCATTAGATACTAGAGATTTACTTAGAGGTAATGATGTAGTTATATATCCTAACCCTATGGGGGATGTATTAAACGTATTAACAAACGGTCCTGTGAGTATCGAGGTGTATGATGTTTTAGGTAAACTTGTTATCCAAGTTAAAGAGTCTCAAACTAATGAAGGATTAAATCAACTAGATGTAGGATTGCTACCTGCAGGTGTGTACAATTTTAGTGTTACATACGAAGGAGTAACTAGCGACAAAAAAGTATTAAAGAGATGAAAAAATTTATAGATAAAATAAAACCTAGTACTGCATACATCTCATACTGGGTAATGTTAATTTTATTCTTTGTTGTATTTTTTGGAGGAATTTCTACATGTAATGCTCAAGGGTTACATAAAATATTCAAGTACTCTACGTTTTACGCTGCAGTAAATGGTGGTACATCATTATCTGACGATCAAATATGGTCAGTAACTTCAGGTACATTAGAAGAGGATGTGATTGTAACGCCTTTTGATTATACATTATCTATAGGAATTAGAAAGATAAAACGCTTTGGGTATGAGAACAGAGCTAATACTTTTTATAACGGTACAGAAAGATCTTACAGCGATGCTGCCACTATAGGTAGAGTTGACGGTTTTGAGTACTTATTCGAGGCTGACTTTGTAAGACGATTAGGTGTTAACTATACTAATCAACATCACTTTGTAAGATATGTTGCTGACAACTGGGTTGGTAAGATAGAGTATTTAGAAGATGGATTTGCTGATATTAAATACTTTGAAGCGTCACAAAGATATAGATTAAAGGTAAGGGAAGGCAAGCTTTCGCTTAACGGGGGTCTAGTACAAAGACTTGCCGAACCTTACGGATTTGACCCTTTAGCAGACTGGGTATTAGATAATGGTACTTTACATTATACATACCTGGCTCTACAAGAAGGATACAACATCAACCTGGGGGGAGAATATTTTTCACCTAACGGAACTCTTGTAGCCAACAGTCAAGAAGTATGGGAAGAGGTTGTAATACCTGAAGTTATAAATAATTATGTAGAAAAACAAAGAAACTCTTTAAAAGATATTGTAGAGTACTCTTTTGTACTAGGTTTTGACTATTATCACTTTACAAAAGATTTTTGGCTACATAGCTGGGGTAATGTTATGCCTTATCACGTAAATACTAAGAGTGCTTACTCCTACTACGAATTTAATAACGGTCAATGGGTTGATTACTCAGGGGGTTTAATCTTTGGGTATAGATTTAATAAAAGTTTAGGTATATTTATAGAAGGTAAGTATAATAAGTATTGGAATAGAAGGTGGCACAACTTTAGTGTTGGAATTAATTACGTAATATTTTAGTTATGGCAAAAGAATTAAGCGAAGAGACATCATTTAATATAAGTTTAAAAACTTTAGCTGGTATAGCAGTTCTTATATTTACACTAGTTGGTATGTGGTTTACCTTGCAGAATGATATAGCAGAGGCTAAAGATCTACCATTACCCCTTGACCCTGAGATTACTCGTATGGAGTATGATATGAAAGATCAACTTATTAGACAAACAATTATGTCTACTCAAGAAGACGTAACAGAGATTAAGGGGCATATGTTGCGTCTTGAAGAAAAAATAGATAATTTAAAATGATAAAACTGTTTTGGATTATACTATTTATGACAGCAATAGCAAAAGCACAAGTAATACAAAACGACAAGCTTTTACACATGGGTGGAAGTTATGTTATAAGCTCTACAATTGCATCTTTAGTATATGACAAAACTAAAAACAAAAAATGTTCTTTATTATCTGGTTTTGCAGTTTCAATGTTTATTGGCGCAGGTAAAGAAATATACGATAGAAAACATGGGAATCCTGATTGGAACGACATGTTAGCAAATACAATAGGAAGTACTTTGGGTGTAGTAACTATTAAAATAGCGATATGAAAAGGATAATTTATATATCCACACTACTTTTATCAACAATTGCATGTTCACAAGATTTTCCTGATGGGATGGTTGCTGTTGAGTTTAATGCAAGTTTTAATGAAGCCAACAAAGTAACCTGGTTATCAAAACTTACAGATTGCGATACAGAAAGAGTAGATATAACAGCAGACTCAAGATGGTCTAAAGAGTATAAGATAGTAGTTGTTCCTACTATTGTTATATTTAACAACAACGAAGAAGTAAAAAGATTTCAAGCTAATATTATGATGACTATGGAGGCTACTCTTAAGGACGTACAAAACTCTATAGATGAAATAGTAATGGAGGCATTTTAAATTAAATTATGAGACTAAGTAAAAATTTTTCTCGTGCAGAAATAGAGCACAGTAACACAGCGAAAAGATTAGGTATAAAAAATGAGATGTCCGAAAAACATTTGGAGAGCATGCAAAGGCTTATTACAGGTCTTATACAACCTCTTCGTGACGCTGTTGGTCCTATCAGGATTAGTAGTGGTTATCGTTCCAAAGAACTTAATCGTGCTATTGGTGGGAGCAATCGCAGCCAACATAGTAAAGCTGAAGCTTTGGACCTCCAGTTTTGGGGAGAAGGACAAATGAATAATAAGGTTATCTATGATTGGATATTAAATTCAGGACTAGAGTTTGACCAAATGATAAATGAATTTGATTTCTCTTGGATACATATATCTTTAAAAGAAAAAGATAATCGTAAACAAGTCCTAGAGGCTTATAAAGATAAGGAAGGAGATACTAAATATAGATACGCTGAATTAAATTCTAATGTATGAGTAAGATATTAGACTTATTGGGAGGAGGACTTATACAGCAAGTTGGAAATGTTGTAGATAATTTAACTACATCTGAAGATGAAAGAATGGCTGCTAAAAGAGCTATGGAGGAAATTTTCATTAAGGCTGAGTCTCAAGCACAAGAGCAAGTATCGAGAAGGTGGGAGGCAGATATGAAGTCTGACAACTGGCTTAGTAAAAATATTAGACCGTTAATATGTATATTTTTAACTGCAATTTTTGTAGTTTTGTCAGTATTTGATGGGAATATAGGGGGTTTTGTAATTCAAGAAAGCTATATTCCTATATATCAAACGTTATTAATAACAGTATATGGGGCTTATTTTGCAGGTAGGTCTATAGAGAAAATAAAGAAAAAGTAAAATGGGTTCATTAAAAGGTAAATCTATATCTAAGACATATCAAAGAATACTTCAAACAGGGACTGAGGTTTTAAACTCAACCCTTAGAAGTGTTGAAACAGGTAACGGTAACTCTACTGCCATGAATCTCTCTACAGATCGTGCAGAGTTTTTAAAAGTAGGGGTCGGTACTGGAGGAACTCAACCTGATGGTTTACTTCATGTTATGTCTGTAAGTGCTGGATCAGTTACCGCTAGTTCTTTTGCTAACCAGTTAATATTAGAAAACTCAGGAGATTCTGGATTATCTATACTTTCAGGTACAGCAGGATCAGGTAACATTTACTTTGGTGATGCTAACGACAACGATGTAGGTAAGATATTTTATGATCACTCTAATGACTCTATGACATTTGGTACATCAGGTGCAGACGTGATGAAGTTAGACAAAAGTGGTAACCTTAATATATCTGGTACTTTATCTCAATCTGATGATAGGTACGAGCTTATAGAGATGTTTGAAAAAATTCCTAGTTTAGACAATCCTGTTGTAACTCAACCAACAAGTGCTACATCGGAGGTTGTTTTTGATGCTAAGTTAGGAGTTATAACAATGCAGGCTGTAGACCTAGCCGCTACTGATACTGTAGAATTTACATTTACTAATAATCATATTTTTGGAACATCGTCACAGGTATTAGTGAATCTTCATGATGCAGGAACAATAGCAGATAATGCTATGGTTAATGTTTTAGTGCATGATGTTGCAAATGGATCTTGTAAGATACGTATTGGTACTAATGGTACCGACATAGTATCCCAAACATTTAAGTTATTCTTTATTATAGATCCTTACATAACTCCTAATCAAAACTTTGTTTTGAGTGGTACTAACGGTGGGTCTACTCAAATATCTGCTAACATAGGAAGAGATGGCTCTTTTGCTGGGATAAAATTAATCACAGGTACTACAGATAACGATAAAACCATATTATCTACAAGAGACGCTAATGCTGAGTTACCAGCAGGTTTTGATTCTTCAGCCTGGTCTTCTGTAGGTTTTGGAACAGAAAATAAAACAGAATTTTCTACAGCTATATCTACTTCATCTTCTATTGCTGATACTTCATTTTTTGCTGGTTTAAAGCTAACATCAAATGGAGGTTTTGTTACAGATGCAAATCAAGCTTATTTTTTATACGCATCAGATGATGATCTAGGATCTTTAACTACTAATGCTAATTTACATTTTGTATACAGCGTTTCTGGTGTAGATTATATTACAAATTTAGGTATTGCAGTTGCTGCAAATACTGTATATAGACTTCGTATTGTTTTTGACGAGAATAGAAAGATTAGCGTTTTTGTAAACAATATTCAATATGGTTTAACATCAACACCTATAACAACAACTGCAGGTGGTGTTAGAGAAACAGTTAAAACTAAAAAATCTTTAGCTGCTGCAGATGATATAAACTTATTACCTTTTATTGGGGTGCAGGCTCATGCAGCATCATCCAAAGGTATTCAAGTAGGATACGTTAAATTATCAAGAGATTTATACGAGTAGAATAAAAAAGAATTAAATTAAATTAAAATGGAAACAATAAACCCTATTATAAGAAAGATAACTATAGGGGACTTAAAACAGGGTTTGACTTACCAGGTAGGTCAAAAAATGTTAGGAGGCTCTTTAAAGATAACAGCAATCATACAAGACGAAGCAGCTTGGTATAAGCATCAACAAGTAGTGTATGACGTGTATATAAAGAAAGAGACAGAGGAATTTTCTAGACCTTGGAAAAGGTTTTTCTCTCAGCCAACGGCTATAGAATACAACACAGATGTCCTAGATGACTACGAAGTAAAGTAAATTAAAAGAAAAAAAGATGAAGCCAATTAAAGACCTCTACTGGATAGAAGTAGAAAAAGAGACAGAAGACACACTAATGTTAAACGGTGTAGAATTGTATAGAGATACGTCTTACGATCCTATGAGATTAGCAAGACAGTATGGAACGGTGTATAAAACACCAATACAAGACACTAAAGACGTAGGGATACAGGAAGGTGATAAGGTTTGGTTTCACCACTTTGTGGCAACAGATACAAACCACGTTAAGCATGCTGATAAAGATAACATATATCAAGCTTTTGCAGAACAGATATACCTTATCAAAAGAGGTGAAGAGTATATCCCTGTAGGTGTTTGGAACTTTATGGAGCAAGAGATGAAGGAACCAGAGCAATCTGAGTCTGGAATACTTTTAGAGACATCAGCTTCTGAGGTTGAGCTTCATGGAAAAGCAGTTATTATTAATGACTGGATGAAGGAGCAAGGAGTAAAAGAAGGAGATAGAGTTATGTGGAGTGAGAACTCTGAGTATGATATGGATATAGATGGTATGAAACTCCTTAGGATGCGTAATTTTGATGTATTAGCTCTGTATGAAGAGTAATGATAAGAATTATGCTCTACAGACCTTAGAAAGGCTTATAGAAGCGAGTAAGGGAGCTATTGATCTTCTTATAGAAGAGATAAGTAAACCTTTACTAGAGGAGGATGATGCAAAGAGAAGACAAGCAATAAAAGCAAAGAGAGAATGTTTTGAAGACTGTCAAGAGATTCTTTTGGGGATAAAAAACCTTGAGGATAGAATAAAAGATGGTCAGACCTTAATAGAGGATAAGAAAGATTTCAAAGGCTCTTTTGCAGAGAAGTATGCAAGAAAGTAATACGATATATTTAAGTAAAGACAGTCATGGTGAGGTAATGGAGTTTGACAATTTAACAGTTGTCTTACCTAAAAAACCTAGGTACAAGAAAGATATACTTTACTATGACCTACCCAAAGCAAAGCAGAAGTGGACTAGACTTCAACCACCTAAAGCTTTAACAAGGGAGAACGCTTCTGATTATGTAGATTATATAGAGGAAGAGTTTAGACGTAGAATGGAGGGGTTATGGTTTTATAACAACGGAGTTCCTACGTATATCACTGGATCGCATTATATGTTTATTCAGTGGAGTAAGATAGACGTTGGTTATCCTGATTACAGGGCTGCTAACAGGACGTTCTTTATTTTTTGGGAAGCGTGTAAATTAGATAAGAACTCTTACGGGATGTGTTTTCTTAAAAACAGACGTAGTGGTTTTTCTTATATGGCTAGTAGTGAAACAGTTAATTTATCTACAATGACTTACGAGAGTAGGTTTGGTATATTATCAAAGACTGGGGCAGATGCTAAGACTATGTTTACAGATAAGGTGGTGCGTATATATCGTAACTATCCTTTCTTTTTTCAACCGATACAAGATGGTTCTAGTAACCCTCGTGTAGAGCTTGCGTTTAGAGAACCTGCTAAGAAGATTACAAAGAATCAAAAGCATATAGAAAACTCTGAGGCTTTAAACTCTAGTATAGATTGGAAAAACACTGGAGACAATAGTTACGATGGTGAGAAGCTTAAACTTCTAGTGCATGACGAGGCAGCTAAATGGATTGGTCAAAATTCTATAAAGAAGAATTGGAGTGTAACTCAAACCTGTCTATTATTAGGTAGAAAGATCGTAGGTAAATGCATGATGGGATCTACTGCAAATAAGCTGCAAGATGGTGGGTCAGAGTATAAAGATATATTCTACGACTCTGACATGGGAGAGAAAGACTTGAATGGTAGAACTAAGAGTGGATTATATAAGTTGTTTATACCAGCTTATGATAATCTAGAAGGTTTTATTGATGAGTATGGTAACTCTGTAATAGATACCCCTAAGGAACCTGTAATGGGTGTAGATGAGATGCTTATTGATGTTGGTGCTAAAGATTATATCCAAAATAGAAGGGATGCTTTGAAGAATGATATGACAGCGTTATCAGAATTTAAAAGACAGTTTCCATTTACTATAGAGGAAGCTTTTAGAAATGACACTCAAAGTTGTATATTTGACGTTGAAAAAATCTATCAACAGATGGATTACAATGAGGTTAACAACACTCCTACAACAAAAGGGGAGTTTATTTGGAAGAATGGTACACAGGATAGCGAGGTTATATGGATACCTCATAGAAAAGGCAAGTGGGAGATTACTTGGGTTCCAGAAACTCAAAATCAAAATGTTGTCTCTTCTAGGTACAATAAAAAATTTCCTGGAAGGACAGGAGAGTTGGTTGCAGGTTGTGATCCTTATGACCATGACACCACTACTGATGGTAGGAGATCTGATGCTGCTGCTCATGTTTTTCATAAGTTTAGCATGTCAAGTGATGCGTCTATGCAGTTTGTATGCGAATACATTAATAGACCACCTAAGGCAGAAATATTCTACGAAGACATGATTAAGATGTGTGTTTTCTATGGGTGTCAAATATTAGTTGAGAATAACAAAGTAGGTATACTAAAGTATTTTGAAAATAGAGGTTATTACGAGTATCTAATGGATAGACCAGATATGACTCATACTGAGTGGAGTAGAGGAAGGCAAAAGACAAAGGGAATACCTGGCTCTGGAGCTGCAGTAATAAATGCTCAGGCAGAAGCTATAGCGACTTATATATATGACCACGTGGGTATGAAGTCTGATACAGAAGAGATGGGAAGGTGTTATTTTAATACTTTACTTGATGACTGGAGTAGATTTGAAATAGATAACAGAACAAAGTATGATGCTAGTATTTCTTCATCTTTAGCTTTACTAGCTTCTCAAAAATATATTAAACCAAAGAAAGAATTAAAGGTATCATCTCCCTTAGTTAAAAAATACTCTAACAAGGGGATGTTTAGTAAAAAAATAAAATAGATATGCTTAACAAGAAACAAGAGTCATACGGTTACCCTTCTCCTTTGTCTACAAACGAGGAGAAAGCTTCATTGGCTTATGGGTTACAGTACTTTAAAACAATGTACTACGATTGGCACAATAACAGTGACGTATACTTTAGAGATAAAAAGTTAAGATATTCTAGGAATAGAAGTTACGCTGAGGGTAATCAAGATGTTGGTAAATATAAAGACTTGCTTGATGTACAAGGTGATACCTCTTACCTTAATATAGATTGGAGTCCTGTATCTATCATACCTAAGTTCGTTGACGTTATAGTTAACGGGATGGTTAATCAAGAGTATGATGTTAAGGCTGAGTCTATAGACCCTATCGCAGCTAACAAAAGGTTAGAGAAAAAGAAACAAATGCTTGGGGACATGCTATCTAAGGATTTTTTAGAAAATCTAGAAGACGAGACTGGCATACCTTTAGCTCCAAATGGTTTTGTAGCACAAAGCTCTGAAGAGGTTGATATGTTTATGGCTTTAAACTATAAACAAAACGTTGAGATAGCTTTAGAGAAAGCAATTGAGTACACACTAAATATAAACGATTACGATCAAGTAAAAAGATACATGATACGTGATCTTGTTGTTTTAGGAATATGTGCAGCTAAAACGGACCTATCTCCTACAAGTGGTCTTAGCATTCGATATGTAGACCCTTCAAATTTAATTACATCTTTCTCTTCGTCTTCTGACTTTAAGAACATGAAGCACGCAGGTGAGGTATACTCTATGACTATTGCTGACTTAAAGCAACAAGCAGGAGATCAGTTTAGCGAGGAAGACTATATTAAGATAGCTAACGAGTACGCAGGTAAGAATAACAATCCTATGTACTTTGATACTACAGCTAACTACGAAAATGGAGACAACACTTATGATTATGATAAATTTAGCATCAACGTATTAGATGCTGAGTTTATGACAAGTCACGAGTTAAAATACGAAAAGAAACAAAATAAAAAGGGTGGCTACTCAGTAAATAAAAAACCATCTAACTACAAGCAACCTAAGAACTCTAAGACTAATAGAAAAGCTATTGGCTCTACAGTAAAGGTTGTATACACAGGTAAATATATTGTAGGTTCTGATTACGTATTTGATTACGGTTTAATGAAGGATATGCCTAGAACTAAGTCTAACCTATCTGAAACTAGACTTTCTTATATCGTATACCAACCTAACTTATACAAAATGAAGAGTCGTTCTTTAGTTGATAGAATGATTCCATTTGCAGATCAGATACAATTATCTCACCTTAAGATACAGCATACACTAGCTAAAGCTAGACCAAAGGGTGCTGCATTTGAGATAGGCTCTTTAGAGAATGTATCTAAAGGAGATGGTGGTACATTCACCCCTATGGAGCTTCAAGAAATATACGATCAAACTGGTAACATCTATTATAGACGTATAGATGATGAGGGTCAGATGACAGGAGCTATGCCAATACAGGAATTAGAGAATGGTATAGGTAGAGACTTTATGACTCTTATTAATGTATACAACCATAACATGCAGATGATTCGTGACGTGACTGGTATTAACGAGGCTCGTGATGCGTCTAAACCATCTAGTGAAGCTTTAGTAGGTGTTCAAAAGTTATCTCTTCTAGCATCAAATAACGCAACTAGAGATATTAATGATGCTTACTTGAATGTAACTAAGAGAGTAGCACAGAGTGTTACTGTTCGTATGCAAGACCTAATAAACTTTAAGAACCTACATAGTATGTACTCTAATGTTATTGGGGAAACTTCAATGGAGTCAATAGACCTTATGAAGAAGCTATCCATCCACGAATTTGGTATTACCTTAGAGGTTGCGCCTAACGAGGAAGAAAAACAGATGATGGAGCAAAACATTCAGGTTTCTTTAGCTCAAAAAGAGTTAAGACTAGAGGACGCTATAATGATTCGCTCTGTTAAGAATATTAAGATGGCTAATCAAATGCTTATCTTAAGAAGAAAGAAATATCAAGAGGAACAGCAAGCTCAGGCTCAACAAGCGTCAGAACAAAATGCTATGTTACAACAACAGTCTGCTCAACAAGCTGCACAGCTTAAGCAACAAGAAATGCAGGCAGAGGTTCAAATAGAACAGGCTCGTATTCAAGCTAAGGCTCAGGCAGAGATGGAGTTAAAGCAAATGGAGTATCAGCTTAAAGAACAGTTTGAGCAAGCGCAACATCAAAGAAGGCTTAGAGAGATAGAGTTAGGTAACTTAGGTAAGGAGGGAGCTGCTTCTATACAAGGTAGTGTAAGAAAAGAGGTTCAACAACAGTCTGCTATAAATCAATCTCAAATGATAGAGCAGAGAGACGGTAAAAGAGGACCTCTAGGCGAAGAAAACAAAGTAAGTTAAATAATTTGACTTTGTAATAAAAAAGTTTATATTTGCGAAAAATAAGTAATTAAATTTAAGACAATGGATATAAGAGAAGATTTATTAAGTAAGCTTGGTGGAGAGGTTGTTCAACCTCAAAATCAACAAAATATCGTTGACTTGACTGGTGATGAAAACCAAGCAGTTGAGTCAGAGCAACCTGTAACGCAGGAGCAATCTAACGTTATAGACTTGACAGGTGAGAGTTCTTTAAATAATGAGGAGACCAGTCTTGATGAAAATCAAACTAGTCAACAAGATGAGGGTTACGAGGAATTAAGTGATGACCAAATTGTCTTACAATACCTTAGCGAGAAGCTTGGGCGAGACATAGATTCATTTGATGATTTTGACAACACTATTGTAGAAACAGAAAGTAATGACTTTGCTAGCGAGCAGCTTCAAGTTATTAATGAGTATGTAAAAAACACTGGTCGTACTGTTCAAGATTACCTAAACACTCAGACGGTTGATTTATCCAACGTATCTGATGATGCTGTAATGAAGGAATATCTTAAGCTAGAGAATCCAAGTTTAACTGAAGCTGAGTTAAATGATTACATTGCTGCAACATACAAAACAGATTCTGAGGAGTATAGTTCGAGGGAGACCAACGCTGGTAAAGTTCAACTTACTAAGGACGCTAAAGCTGCTAGAGACTACTTTAACAAGGTAAAAGAGGATTATGCTATGCCAATGCAAGCAGATGATCCTGAAGTATCTGAAGCTGAAAGAGGAGAATGGTTATCACAAATGGAGAGTGAGGTTAATGACCTTGAAGGTTTATCTTTCTCTATGAATGATAAGGGTGAAGAGTTCGTTTATAATCTAGATGACGAAGCTCGTCAGGAGATTATGGGCTACAACTCTAACTTAGAAAACTTCTTTGATAAGTATGTAGACGAAAGTGGTGACTGGAACTTTGACGCTCTCAATACAGATATGTACATCTTAAATAACATCGACAAGATTGTTAGAGGTGTCGCTAATCAGTACAGAAGCAAAGGGACAGAGAACGTAATTAATGAGATTAAGAATCCTTCGTTTAATCAGGATAAACAAGAAGCTCCTCAAAGACAAGAGTCAACTCTTGATATGTTAAGACGACAAATACTTGGTTAAAAACAAAAATTAATTATTATTTATTTAAAAATATAAAAAAATGGCAACAGTAAGTGTAGCTGATGGATCTGGTTCAACAGTAGCGTTACAGGCAAAGCCTTCTAACGTTGCTAGACCAATGACATCTAATTATGTATCTTCTGCAGATTTAATTGCTTCAGGAGATAATACTGTAGGTTCTTTTCACAAACGTGATGTAGACGAGCAGTTGATTAAACGATACGGTAATCAAGGGATTACTGGACTTATGGAGTTGATGGGTTCTAAAAAAGAAACTACAGCTCAAACTTTTGAACACTATGAAGAAACATTCCTTCACAATACCTTTACAGGTTCTATAGGTGGTTCTGGTGTTTGTACAATACAATCAGATGGTCTTGTAAATGACTTTAACGCTTTAAGAGAGGGAGACCTTTTATTAGGTGGCTCTGGAGTTATGTACTATGTATCTGAGCCTAAAGCTTCTGAAACAGATAAAACTGCAACGTTAAAAACAGTTTCTGACGGTTCTTTAGCGGGAACTGGTGCTGATACAGCTTTTTCTATTGTAGGTAATGCTTTTGGTGAACAAACTGATCAACCAGAAGGTCTTGTACCTCGTGTTCACCACTACTCTAACAAGTGTCAAATCATTAAAGAGTCGTTTGTAGTTTCAGGTTCTGAAGCAACTAACGCTATTTATGTAAAAGTAAACTCTCCTGAGTTTGGGACTGGTTACTTGTGGTACTTGCAAGGTGAGGCTGACACTCACCAACGATTCTTAGATTACTCTGAGCTTGCAATGATCGTAGGTCAAAAAGAAGATGGTACTTTGTTCGATGGTACTGATAATGACGGTACTGGTAACAAACTATCTACTACAGAGGGTCTTTTACAGTTTATAGAAACAAGAGGTCAGCTTATGGATCTTGGTTCTTCAGCAATTACAATGGCTGATTTTGATGCTGCTGTTAAGTCTTTAGACAAATACAGAGGTGCAAAAGAGATGGCTCTTTACGCTGGTATTAACTTATCTTTGGATATTGATGACCTATTAGCTGCACAAGGAGCTTATGCTGCAGGTGGTGCTAACTATGGTACTTTTGCAAATAACAAAGACATGGCATTGAACTTAGGTTTTAACTCGTTCTCTCGTGGTGGTTATACTTTCCATAAGAAAACTTACGACCTATTTAACCGTCCTGACTTGTTAGGTGCTGCTGGATTTAATTACAATGGTTACGGAATGTGTATTCCTATGGATTCACAACGTGATGCTAAATCTGGTGAGAAGATTCCTTCGTTAAGAATGCGATATAAAGCAGCTAACGGATACTCTCGTGAGATGGAGCACTGGTTAACTGGTGGTGCTATTCTACAAAACAAAACTTCTGGTGTTGATGAGTTACGATGTAACTACAGAACTGAACGTGGTTTTGAAGGATTTGCTCCTAACCGTTTCTTATTGTTCAAAAAATCATAATTATTAATATATAAAGACATAAGAAAATGGATAAACTACTTATATTTAACGAACAAGGAACAACTGCTTCTATAGGTGATGCTGAACATGATGTTGCAGGTTATTTAGCTTCAGGTTTAGTTGGTATTACTAATTTAGGTACTACTGATACGGAAATAGAGCTTTTATTTCGTAGTATGGAAACTCCTAATGATACTGATGCTGATGCTTGTGATAATGTGAAGTTAACAATAACAGCTAACAAACATGTAGAAGTTATGGAAGCTATTGCTAAAAAAATTGCAGAACCTATCTCTAAAGATGGGGGAGCAATTGTAGTTTTTGATGCAGAAAGATCATCTAATAAGTCTGATGTTTCAGAACACATAACTGGATGTGCAATAACTGTTCAAACTGCTGACTAATAACTAGAAATAGTTAATTATATTACTGGGGGAGGGATTTACTCTCCCCCTTTATAAAACTTTAAGTTAATTTTAGAAAATAATTATTATGACACCAACAAAAACACGTAAGGCTGTTACGCCTCCTACGTCTACTAAGGTCGAAGCTAAAGCTCCCGTAGTAGAAAAAAAATTCACTCCTCGATTTACAAATAAAAAACAAGAGTACAAGGCTTCTGTTTATCAAATGATTTCAAAAGCTAAAAAAAGAAATGGTCAACCACAGTACCCTGTTGTATCTTTATTAAAAGCTGAGGACATTATATTTGATCCTGAAAAAGGAGAAAATAGAAAGATTAGATATGTTCCTGGAGAAACATCTATATTTGCTGATGAACAACCAGAGGGCGTTAGAATGAGAGAACCTATTGCTTTTAATAATGGTTTTCTTTTTGTAGATCACACTAATCCTACTCTTAAAAAATATCTAGATACTTGTAACGCTAATGGTAGTAATCCACACAGAATAAAATCTAAAAGCATTTTATTTAAACAGCAAGACGAAGAGAAGTCTGCACAAGATAAAATAGCTCAGGTAGCTGATGTTATGGACGCTGTACAATCTGCTCTTAAAATGCCTTTAAATGAGCTTATAGGGTACGCTAAGGTATTAGGTGTAAAAACTAATAAGAGTGTTGATGAAATTCGTTGGGATATGAAAGTTCAGGCAGAGAAAAGTCCTAAAGCTTTCTTAGCAGGTATGAATGACCCTCGTACAGAAATGAAACAACTTCTATTAATGGCTGAGGAATCAGGTATTATCTCTATGAAGAAAACAGGTGTAACTTGGGTATCTTCAGGTAATACAATCTGCGTCCCTGCAATTGGAGTTAAGCCTATCGAGAGAATGGTAGACTTTTGCTCTGAAGGCGAAGGAGAGCAGATATACTCTGAGATAGAGCGTAGACTCAAGGCTATTAATGGATAATGACTTAATGTAATATATGATTAAAGGGGGACTTAACGGTCCTCCTTTTTTATTATATCGAATTATTTCGTACTTTTGCTTCTATTAAAATATGATATAATGACAATTGATGAAGTATATAGATTAGTACAAGCCTTTGCTAACAAGGAGCAGCGAGGGTTTATAACTCCTTCTGAGTTTAATCTTTTAGCAAAGCAAGCAGAGTTAGAGTTGTACAATAAAAGACTTGCTATAGTGATGGAAAAGTCTCAACCTAAAAAAGCTGCAGGGTTTTATAATGAAAGCTTGAGCCCAACCTTGGCTAAACAAGATCTGTCTCACTTTTTGAGGATAGCTTCTATAGGTTTTACTAATGACACTAAACCTTACTTAGGTACTGCATCATTAATACTAGCCGACTATATAGAGTCTATATTTACTAATAACGATGAAGAGCATAGTATTAGTACTAACATACCTGTAGAGATTGTTAACAACGTAAACATAAATCAAATATTAAGAAGTAGTTTAGTTAAACCTTCTATAGAGTACCCTATAGCTTTATTATCAGAGAGTGGTGTAAATAAAAAGATTAGTATATTCCCTGAGACTATAAAAGAGTGTGTGCTATATTATTATTTAAACGACAACACTCCTAAGTGGGGTTACGTAACTATATCTGGTAAGCCAGTTTACGACCACTCTAGTTCTACTCAATTCAAATTAAGTCAAAGATGTCATGGAGAATTAGTGACTAAAATACTAGAGTACTTAGGTGTTAGTATTAGAGAGGCAGAGGTAGTGCAGTACGCACAGAATAAGGAAGCAATACAAGATAATTAATTATGGCAATAGATTATACAGATATAGACGAAGTAGTTAATGACTTTCAGTTAATGATAGACGATACCTCTTACGATAAAGAGGCACAAATTTATCAATTAAGATTATTGGCTTTACAGGGATTAAGAGAGCTTAAGTTTGATGCAGAGCAGGAGGTAAAGACTACTACATTTGCAGTTGACTCTACGACTCTTCAGTGTACTCTACCTTCTGATTACGTTAAACTATTAAGGGTTGGGTATAAAAATGATGAGGGAGATTTTGTTCCCTTAGGTAATAACCCAGACTTATCTTTAGATGCATCTGTAGCATCTCAGGTTAATGATGATACTTACGATGAAAATAACCCTTACTACCATGTTGATTTAGGAAAGAAGTTTGGTGTAGGTGGAGGAAAAAACTCATTAGGGTATTATAGGTTAAATAGAAATGACAACACTATAAACTTCTCTTCAGATGTTGCTGGTAAGACTGTATTTTTAGAGTATATATCTGATGGTGTTTCTCATGAAATGCCTAGAGACCACGTTATTAGACTTAAGTTTAATGGTGCGGATTCGGGTTCAGAATTTCCAATAGTAAATGAGACTCTTTTAAGATTTCCTAAAATAAATAACGCAACTGCTAATGAGACCTTTACTTTTTCTACTAATCAAACAACTACAGCTTCTACCTCAATCTTTTTTGTAGAGGGTGATGATGCTACAATTATAGCAGAGAGGTTTTCTACATTAATAAACGAAGGCTATCCAACTTATAGAGTTAATCCTTATAACACTAACCTTACAGCCTCACAGAGTGGGAATGAAGTTATCTTAACTTATAATAACTCAACTATTCTTCCTTTAGAGGTTACAAAAAGTAATTTTAACCAAAATACTACTGGAGACGATAGACCCTTAGTTTCTGAAATAGAATTAGTACAACTAGGAGTGGCAGGAAGCGTTCCAAGGGTTCATAAGTTTTGTGAAGAGGCGTTACGTTGTTATATATACTATAAGTATATACAAAGAAAGCGTGGTATTCCTGCAAACGAGAAGCAGATGGCTAAGAGAGCCTACTACAACGAGAAGAGACTAGCAAGAGCTAGAATGATGAATTTTAGTAAAGAGACTGCTATGCAGACCTCTAGAAAAGCATTCAAACAATCACCAAAGCTTTAACATACAATGGCACAAGATAAGAGAATATTTACAGGTGGGATGGATAAAGATTCTGAACCTCGCCTGATAAAAAATGGTGATTATAGACACGCAGAGAATATTAGAAACGTTGCGTCATCTGATGGCACTTCAGGTTCTGTAGAGAACATTGAGGGAACTGAAGAGGTTATACATAACTTTCCTGGATCAGAAATAAACGAAATAACTACGCATGATGAAAGTGGATTCATAACTGACGTAGAGCCATCCTCAACACTATACTCTCAAAAAATTATTCTTACTGGGAGGGAGTTAAATGGATTTAAATACAACTTTACTATAGTAAATCATATTGATAGCAATGGTACTTTATCTGATGAAGGAATTACACTTGACTGGTATGGTAACTCAGCAGGGACTAATACTACAGAGTATTTGTTTGGTAAGTTTGGTCCTGGTGGCTCTCTTAGTGAGAATATAACTATTGTAAATAAAAATACAGGAGATTTAAGTACTGCTCACGTAAACCAAGAAACTTTAAACTTTAATAGTGGGGTTCCTTCGATGAGCACTGGGGGTTTTATTCTAGAAATAGAGATTATTGCTGACAATCCAGGAATAGACTTTGAGTTAAACTTTTTTAGCTCTTATAGTGCTGAAACTAATCAAACTTGGTCTTCAACTATAAGCTCACTTCATCCTGACGGTCATCTTTTTATTCAGAATGCTGGAACTATGATTTTAAGTTCTGCTTATGACTTTGGTGTTACTGATGCTGTTAATGACTTGACTAGTGAGGATGGGTCTCCTATTGGTGACTTCCCTTCTTCTTCTGACGGGGTTACTCAAATACTATTAGAGTTTGAAGGTGTTGAGCCTACAACTCCAGAGAATGTTACTGGTACTACTATATTTTCTTATAATGAAAATGCTGATGGTAGCTTTAATGTACTTCCTTTTGCAGAGATAGGGTCTGGTAAATTTGATACAGGAGATGAGTATGAGTTTGACGCTTCTCAAAATAATATTGCTGAAGCTTTAGTTGATAAATTTACAAATTTTGAGTCTCCAGTATTAGAGACTAGTTTAGGTCAGCAAATACTTCTTAGATCACGTTATAATATTATAACTGGTTTTAATCAAAGCACTAGACTTAATTCAGTTAGACCTAAAAGCTCAGATACTGAAGGAGCAGATTCTAGTTTTTATTACTTGCTAAAAAATTATGTTTCTAAAATTGATTTAGTACCTTTAAATTTACCGTCAGAAGCAACTCTAGAAGGTAATGTTTACACCATAACTGGAAGGAGTGTGACTGCGAAAGAAGAGTTTTTCTTCCCTGCAAATATAGTAAAAGGTAAAAGTTACAGAATCCAGGGTGTTTTAACTACTATGGTGGCTTCTAATAGTATATCTTTTAAGTTAGGAAAACTTATTAGCCAACCATTTTCAACACAAGGTCAGTCTATAGAATGCACATTTACAGCAGAGGAGAACGTTAATAAGTTTAGTTTTGTTATTGATAATGCCTTTACTACAGATACAGATAAAGTAGAGATTACAGGTCTTACAATATCAGAGTACGAAGAGCCTAATAGTAAATTACAAGTTTTAATACAAGGTAGTCGTAGGTATGATTTTAATCTTTGTTTTGGAACTAGTGAAGAACAAGTTAAAAAAAACTTAGAAGATGGGTTGCCTCCTGAAGCTTCGATAAGATTTATTGATGGGAGTGTAGGTGCTAAGTTAATACCTTACAGTTCTACAGGCGTTGGGTTGAATGATAATGTAGATATTGTAGCTCTTGAGCAGCTTATAGCTTCTTTAGAGAATACTATAACAACTTTAGAAGCTGAAATATCAAACTTAACTCTTGAGCATATAGATGCACTTGATGCTTTACAAGCTGACTTTGATGCTGACTCTACTCAGGCTGCTGCTGACTTAGCTACTTTACAAGCTGAGTTAGATACTTTAATTACAGCAAATGATGTTTTGCAGACTGAATATGATTCAGTAAATCTTCAACTAACAGAAGCTTTAGCTAGTGCTAATACAAACGCTCAAGATATTGTTTCATTAAATAATCTAATAAATGAACTTGACTTAGAAATACAGGGTTTAGAGACTGCTGTAGCTAATGCTGTAGGCTCTAATTTAATTACTAACGGGGGCTTCGATAACGAAACTCTTGACGGTACTCAGGGGTGGCTTCCTCACCCTGATGCTTCATCTGGTAGTGTTTCTATCTCTGGTGGAGTTTTAAATCTTGATAGACCAAGAATACCTGAATCAGGTGAAGTAACAGCAGTTCAAGCATACACTTCGGATGAAAGTTCAAGTATAGTGGAGAGTGGAAAATTTTATAGACTTTCCTTTGATATTGTTAGCGTTGTAGGCTCTACAGGGGATCCGACATCTGCAGAGATGAAATATTTCAACGGTGCTACTTATGTTTCTTTAGGAACAGGATTTACTACAGGGAATAGTGTTATAGAGTACTACGAAGCTGCAGGTACTTCCCTTTTTATAACAAACCACACTAAAGAGGTAAATGTTTCAATAGACAACGTAGTCCTAGAGGAGATAAGTTTAGCAACCATAAATGACTTTTTAGATTTAGAAAATCAATTAGATGCTGCTGAAACTGCAGCTACTGAAGCACAGGATGAATTAACTGTTGTAAATCAATCTCTTTCTGATACTGATATAAACTGGGCTAATGCGTACAACAATATCTTATCAACCCTTGATAGCTTATTAGGAACTTCATCTAGTTCGGTAGGGATTTTAGAAGGGATAACTGTTACAGATTCTGATTTGCAGGATAGTATCTCAGAGATAACAACAGAGATAAATGATATAATATCTAATACAACATCCCTAGCTGATAGTATAGGAGTTAATTATAATACTGAATTAACTATATCTGAAAATATATCTAGCCTAAATAATAATATTCAAAGCCTTATAAGTCAGGTGGATGCATTTACTTTACCTGATTACTCATCTACATCTAGTAGTGATATTAACGCTGCTGTAACTACTTATAATACAGCAGTACAGAATGCTTTAGACACTGCTGACCAATCATTACTTGAGGCTCAAACTTTAAATGATGAGTTAAATGCTCAGACTGATTCTGATCAAGAAACTATAGATGCAAACACTGAATTAATCTCTACTCTAGAGACTAGCATTGAAGAATTTGAAGCTCAACTAGATAGCATACAGATAATAAATTCAAGTGGAGGCGTAGTAAGCCAAGAGGATTATGATACTTTAGTAGCTGAGAATGAAAATTTAGAATTTTTTAATGTAGCTTTTCAAGCACAAATTGGAGATCTTAGTGCAGCTAATGTACAAAATAATCAAAATAATCAAGCCTTAGCTGCAGATGTAACTCTTCTTTGGGGTTATATAGAAAGCTTATTAACTGGTGTATCTATTTATCAAGACATATCAAATGAAACTATAGAAAATTTATCAAGTATATCTAATATTACTCAAGGTGATATAGATAATTTTGTGAGTTCCTTTAATGATGTTACAGATCAATTAAACAATCAAATCTCTACCCTTGAAGAAACTTTAAATAATGCACTAGCAGAGGTAACTACTACCTTTGATTTTGACTCTTCATCAGCTAACGATAAATATATTTTCACTTATGTAGGTAATATTCCAGATCTTAATACTCGAAGTATAGCAGATATTTTTAGAAACTCTTATGTGAACAATTACGGCTATGGATTAGGTATAGGGCATTTAGCTATATCAAGGATTAGTAATGACTTTTCTGAGGCTGTATCAATTAATTCAAATGATATTATATCTTCTAGTAACCAACCAGGTCTTGTAAGTATTATAGCTAACTCTGCTGGCTCTAATCTGTTTCATGATAATAACTATGGTTTTTCTGCATCATACAATTCACTTATTGGAAATAATGCTCCAAGTAATACAATCTTAAGCCCTGATTTTACTTTTGTAAAATATCCAGATCAAAATGCTATTTTAATTTATAAGTATAATGTTAGTGCTGATGAGTTTGAATCTTATAAAATAACTTACCTTACTGGTGGTGAGTTAATACATAATAATACCTTTCCTAATAACTCAAGCAATGCTGTTGGTGAGGCAGGGGGTCAATTAGACTCAGAGAACGTATCTACTTGGTTAGAGAATCAGACTTTTACTAGTGGTTCAATTACTAAACCTATAACTCATGGTACTCAGGTTCAGATAGAAGTTTTATCTGGATCTACTACTGGTTTCTATATAAATGGTTCTCTTGAAGAAAATGTTATTGTAGGTCCTAATAATCCTAATGCAGTATATACTTTAGCTAGTTTCCCTGAGGTTGAGAATACAATTTTGAGCTCAAATAATTTAGCCTCAGGTAGTCTTTACCCAGATGCAGATAATAGAGCTCTTAGAAGTCTTAGATTAGATTGTTTTGTTGAGTATATTGCTGGAGATTCTACTATAGAGGAAAATCCTGAAGAGTCTGATATCACAAGAACTCACGAGGGATCGACTAGAAAAATGATTAAGAGTTTCTCTACTGGAATAACTACTACTACATCTATAGACTCATCTATGTTTAACTGGAAGTGTGTTGGATCTTATGAGGATAAACCTAAGAGTCGTGTATACTACTTTATTTGTAGTAAAGATATAAATAGTAGAAAACAAGACTGTATTCTAGAGTACGACTTACTAAAAGATAAAATTGTAACAGTGTACCAAGATGGTAGACCATCTACTACGGGAACCCATAACAACATACTAAACTTTAGTCAGAAGTTTCTAATAACAGGAATTAATAAAGTTGATGACATACTTTACTGGACAGACAATTTTAACAGACCTAGAAAAATAAACGTAGAACTAGCTAAGGCTAACGAGGTAAATATTAAAAACGCCACTACGTTTGAAGATGTATATTACAATAATAATCAAAGTAGTGTATTTATAGGGGTATCTGATAACCATGGGTTTGAGATTGGTGACCATATCTACACTCAGATTAATCAAAGTACTCCCTTACCTGGGGTAGAGGGGAATAATGGGTATACTAAGGTTACGGGTGTTATACCTAAACTAAAGGATGGTGTAACACTGAAGGTTACTCAAGGTGATGCTGCTGTTGTAGTCTATGGAGCTGATGGTAATCCTACTGATGACTTTGGAGACTTGTCTGCAGGGCAGTTTATAGGGATTGAAGAGATGATTTCAGGTACTTCAACAAACTTTCCTTATTACTACGAGGTAGCATCTGTAAGTGGTTCTACAATTACTTTAACTACTCCGTACAATCAAGAAACAACATCAAGTGCTCCATTTGCTAACCCTCTTCAAAATCAATCTGATATAAACGTAGGAGGATTAATAACTGAGTGTCCTTGGGCAGGTACATTTACTGCTTTACCAGGGGTGATACTTCATGTTAACCCTGAAGGAGCTTACTCTCCTTTGGTTAGCTTTGGAGATACTATAGAGAAGGCTAAGTACTTAGATGCTGTAAAGTATCAACCTACACACAAGCCTACAACAGAATTATCTGTTGACTCTGATATAGCTACAAATAACATTCTTGATAACGTATTTCAGTTTAAGTACAGGTACTTACATGTTGATGAGGAATTTACATCATACAGTCCTATATCAGATGTATTCATTGACCCTGCGTTTGCTTTAAACTCAGTAGTTAGTGCTAGTAATTACTTAGATATGGCTAACAAGATTAGCATTACCTATGATGATGCAACACCTGATGTTGATACTATAGAGATTGTAGCTAGGAAAGGTAACGATGGAGAGTTTTTCCTCGTAGATACTATACCAAATAACTTTATAACTTACCTTAAAAAGTTAAAGAATGAAGTTATAGCAAATAGTGAGTATGAATACACTGACTTAGATTCTGTACTTTCATTCTACAACAATGGTACGTATCCATTTGTAGATAAGGTAGATTCTGATAAGTTATACGATGCTGTACCTAAGAAGGCTAAAGCTCAAACAATACTATCAAATAATAGAATTGCTTATGGTAATGTTGTAGAGGGGTATGATAACACTAAGATGATTATCAAATCTAACTTTACAAATGATGGGTCTGTAACCTTAACATCTGATAGCACATCAATACCTGTTCTATCTGGGTGGTTGGATGATATGACTAATTTCTTTGATTTTAGTGTAGATGGACCAGGTATTGTAGGTCAATTTCAAATAGCTGGAGGTTCAAGTCACACTAGACACACTATTAAGTTTGACTTATCTAGTTTGTCTTTAAGCTCAGATATAAATCAACAGTTGATGATAAACTACTCCTGGAGTTTTAATAAAGGAGGGGTAGATAGAGATGGGTCGTACTCTACTGGACCTCTTGATGTTACTGGTTTTACAAGTATTGACCAAGTAGGAACATTCCTGCAGGCTTATGTAAGTGATGACTTTAATAGCGTTGAATTTATTGGTAACAATGGAAGCAGTATTACATCAAGCTATAGTAGTAGTGCAAAAACTTTAACAATTGAGTTTAATTACGGACCTAACGCTGATGGAACTCTTGTTTTTAACTTAAACAATGGAGACTTTAGTAGTACAAATAACTCTACATTCACACAAGGTGATGGTGGATTATCATCTTTTAAAACAGGTGCTTTCCATAACTTTGGTGTAGCTTACTTTGACGAGACTAACAGATGTTCATTTGTGAACGTTGCTCCTGACTATGGATTTGTGCAGGTTGACAACCCAACTACTGGTGGAGAAGATTTATTTGGTGTAAACTTTAATGGTACGAGACCTTACAATAAGTTCTACTCAGAAACCTCAGGTCCTGATTTAAGTGAGTCATCTAGTGTTAATTTTAACATATACAATAAACCTCCTAGATGGGCTACACACTACCAGATGTATTACACAGGTAACACTACGGTAGATGAGTTTATACAGATGACTGTTGTAAATGCAAAGGTTTCAGATGATTCTAATGATAAACAGATATATTTAAGCCTTCAATCTTTAAAGGGTGAGGGATGGAGTTACAACGAGTCTAACAACTCTCAGTTAGACTACAACTTTGTTAAGGGTGATAGAGTTAGATTTATAAGTTTTGACCCTGGCTCTGGTAGAGAGAAATTTACAGAGTATGTAGACTTAGAGATTGCTGGTGATGATCTTTATGTTGGCGAGGATGGGGAACCATTTAATGCTTCATCAGACCCTATTTCAGGGTTCTACATTAGAATAAACGACCCTGAAAGTACTTCAGTTAACACAGGATCTGGTCCTGTAGATTTATCACACGCTGGGGTATCAACTACCGTAGATGGTACTGGTTATGAGAATCTTATAGTGGAGATATATAGACCTAAGAGAAATCTTGATGAGGACTTGATGGTCTACTACGAGATAGGTGAAAAATACCCTATTATAAACGCAGGTAAGGGTAACAGGTCTCACTCTGGTGATGCTGACCAAACTAGTGACTATACATTTAATAAAGAATTGAATGTTGATATTTCTAGTACTCCGTCATCTATAAACATAAAGTCAGGAGATATATACCTTAAGGCAAGAACTATGTCGACCTCCACTACTGGAGCTTCTTCTGAAACGTTCTTCCCTGAGGATTATTACCTTAACGATTTCCATAGAACAAATCACTATAGTAAGGGTAGAATAAACGTTATTAACAATAACGCTGCAGAGAGACACTTAGAGGCTTCTGTATACTACTCAGAGACGTACTCTAGTACTGGTTCTATAAATGGGTTATCTAACTTTAACTTAGCTAATATACCATACTACGACTATAACAAAAACTTTGGTTCTATACAGTCTTTAATGATGAAGGACGATGACCTACTTATATTCCACGAGAATAAAGTTGGTAGAGTTCTAGTTCAGAAAGATATACTAACAACAGCCTCTGGAGAGGGATTAGTATCTTTATCTAATAGAGTTATAGATAACTACGTATCCTTATACTCAGGAGAGTATGGTTGTTGTTTACAACCTGAGAGTATTTCTAAGTTTGGTAATAGATTCTACTTTGTAGATATTAAGAGAGGGTCTGTTTTAAGGTTATCTAACGATGGTCTTACAGTTATATCTGATCAAGGTATGAGGGATTACTTCAGAGACCTTGGAGAGATGTATGTTATTAACGATCCTGAGAATCAAAAAGAAAACGTATTTAATATTGTTGCTGGGTACGATCCTAAGTATGACGAGTATATAGTTACGTTCCCTGATGTTTATGAAGCAAATCAATACTCTTGGGGTAATGGTAAAACTTTCTGGGATTCAGATTATGAAACCTACAGATCTAAATCTAATAGACTTAAAAAGATCTTTAGTGCTAAGACTATTGCGTTTAACGAGAGAACAAATAGATGGACATCTTTCTATGACTTCTACCCAGACTACTATGCTAGAGTAGGTAGACAGTTTATAGGGTTTAAAAATGGTAGGTTATATAAACATAACATGACTGATAGGGGCTATCAAAAATTACACACAGGTCCTGGTAATTGGCAGTATAAGTACAACCACTTATATGACGCTCAGTATGACTCTACAATACAGTTTCCATTTAATATAGAGCCATCTTCTGTAAAGTCTTACAACGCTATATCTCTAGAGAGTGACTCTAAGTTTTTTACTTCTATGTATACCAATATTGGACAAACAGTTGGTGGAGGTTTAGGACTTCTTGAAATGGGTTATGACACAACAATAGATACAGAGATAGGATACAAAAAGGTTGATGGTCTTATAAATAATTATGATGAAGGCGTTGTTGAGGATACTCGAATATTTGGTACTGACACTAAATTCTTTGAGGATGTTAAAAAGGGTGATATTGTTAGGATATGGGGAACAACTCCTGAAGGAGGATACACTTCTGTTACTAGATTAATTTCTGCTGTGGTGTCTAACTCAATTTTAAGATTGTCTGACCACGCTACGCTTATTCTTGAAAACTCTTACATGGAGGTTATAGACTACAAGACAAAGGAGGGTGTACAGTACGCTAACATTCCATTTGTTGAGTCTAACCCTAGAGGAGATGTAGCATTATCATACACTAATGAACATGGTGATGGGTCAGAGTTTTTTGGTGTTGGGTCAGTAAATGAGCCTAGCTCTACTGTTATTTCTAATAACCTTGGTAGTTTAACTGGAGCTCCTGGATATAGTTTAATTAATCCAGCAAAGGTTAAACCAAGTTCAATGATTGTTGGTGCTGAGTATGCTTTATATAGTCTTGGAGATTCTGACGTTAGCAGTTTATCACAATTTGGAGTGACTAGTGTAGGAGACGTGTTTACATATACTAAAAAAGCTAGCTTTGACGCAATAGAAGATAACAATATTAGTGTTATATCAACAGACTACAAGTTGTATCTTCAAAAAGAAGACGGAAGCACTGTATTTTTAGGATACGCTTGGGGTCGTGGGACTACTGTACACTTTGTGAAGGCTGAGTCTTATAGCCCTCCTGTAGATATTATAGGGTTCCTATTTATAGTGAAGAATGGTAACGTAGAGGGTGAGAGGATGAAGGGTCAGTATATGATGACAACCCTAACAACTAATAGCTCAGACATATACTCAGGCGAGGCTTATGCATCAAGGTATAAGTTTAACCTATACGCTGCTAACGCTGACGTAGATAAGAGTGAGCTTAGTAATAAATAATAAAAAAATAATCATTACATTTGTAAAAATTCAATAAGAGATGGCACGAAAGATAAAAGCTAAAGTATCATATAAGAAAAATAAAAAGGCTCCTAAAGCTTTTGTTGGTGCTGCAACTGCAGCTATGGGTCTAGGTAAGATGGCTTATGGAGCTGTGCAAGCTGCTAGAGCTAGAAAGGCTGAGAAGGATTTTGATAAGGATAGACTTAAGATGGGTGTTAGTAAAGCCACTCAACAGATGGCTGATGAACCTATAGACCAAGGCTATATAGAGCAGATGCAACAGCAACAAGCCTCTGATAGAGCCTCTGCTATGGGAGCTTTATCTAAAGACCCTAGAAACGTATTAGCTGGGGTTCAAGCTTTAGAAGGTCAAGCTGCTAGACAACGTACAAACCTTATGGGAATGCAGCAAGATGCTAAAACTAGAGCTATGAGTAATTTAGCTGCAGAGCAGAGAGCTGCAGAGAGACAAAGATTAGCTTTAGCAGGTCAAGAGATTCAAGGTATTAGAGCAGAGAAAGATGCTGGAGTTCAAAATATTTTTGGTGGAGTTGAGGATACTATGAGTGGTGCTGCTCAAATAGCTTCAGGTATGCCAATGGGTGAGGATGGTGCTAAGATAGATGCTCAAGAAGGTGGAGTAACTCCTGGGGAGTTTGACCACAGTAGCAACCCTATTGATATGGTTCAAGATGGTGAGAAGATTGGTGAGGCTACAGGTGGTGAACTTATACTACCTCCTGATGATGTAGAAGCTGTAAGAGCTGCTTTACAAGAAGGAGATAAGGATGCTGCATTTAAGTTAATGGAGGATCTTGTGGCTAAGTATGACAGCAATGTTATAGAGGCTGAGGGTTCTGAAGCTCAAGATGGTGGTAAAGTTAAAGGTAAAAAGAAAGCTGATAGCTCAACTAAAACAGCTACCTATGACCCTGAGCAGAGTAGATCAGCTCAAGATAAGAGGTTAGAAAGAATACGTAAGGCTGAGTTTGACAGTGAGTTTGCTGCTGCTAGAGATGCTGGTAAAGAAACTTTCACATTTAGAGGTAAGGAATATACTACGAAACTTAAAGAAGAAACTCCTAAAATGAATCGTGGTGGTTATCTAGAAAGAGTTAAGGCTCGTATGGGTGCTTACATGAAATCTAAATACTAAGACATGGCTCAAGAAGGTTTATTTTTTACAGGGACAGTTCTTAAGAACAATCGTAATCTTTTACAGGAGGAAGCTGCAAGACAACAACTAGCTATGCAGCAAGAAATGTTAAACTTGCGAAAGCAAGAAGCTGCAGATAGAAGAAAAAAAGATAGAAAAGATGGTCGTAAGTCATCATCTGTAGAAGCTAACTATGAAGGTATATCAGATCCTAGGTTAAAATTATATATGACTCAGCAAGCTAGAGAACTTTCTAGATTTATGGGTGATAACTATGATAGTGAAGATCCTATGATTTTATCTGAAATTGAGGATAGAAAAAACAACTTAAGATTATTTACAGAGTACGCAAAAGGTCTTGACACAAAAATATCTACTTATAACCCTTTAAATAAAGACGCTTCAAATCTTAGATACCAAACAGATGAGGATGGTAATAATATGATAGATGTAAATAAACAAGCTATCTTTGCATCTTTACAGGATGGTACTTTTGATTTGCAGTCTAGAATAGCATCATTTGAGGATGACTTTGATGGTCAAGTTATACAAGATGAAACAACTCCTGGATATATGGGGTTTTTAAAAGATATGGAATCAGAATCATTTATTGGTGCTGATGGTAACACCTATAAAGGTTTGGATCCTGGAGAAAAGACTCAATTCTTAAACGACTTTACAAAGAATCACTTAATAAATCCTAACACAAATAATTTCGTATCTACTCAAGCTGAGAAAGATTACATGACAAACGAAAGATTTGAAATAGATGGAAATGTTTATGATGGTATAGGGGCTTACTTGTTGGAAAGAGAAGGTCTTAGAGATGAGCCTTCAGCAGAAGAAAGAGAGAGGTTTAATCCTAAGTCTGAGTTTTTTGATGAGAAACTTCACACTGATTATGTAAACTATCTTGGTGAAAAAATATGGAGTAGGGAGACTGCAAATAGAAATACTTTACTTACTAGAGCAAAAACTGAAAGTACTGATGATGACACAGGATTAAGTGCTGATGCTTCTAAGGTTTTATTAGGAGAATCTGACAACACTAAATCTTTTGGTGAAGCAAATATAAAGTTCTCACCTAATCAATATGATGACCTTACAAATGAAGATATAACCGTATCTTTGAGTCCTGAGGCTTTAATACAAGAACAAGGAGCAGAGAAACTTGAAGAGTTTAACACTGCCCTACAAGTATGGAACTCTGAAAAGACTGGTGCAGACGCTCAGGGTAACATTATATACACAGGTATAACAACAAGTAACGTTCCTGTTGCTGCTGTAGAGTTTTCAGGTCAAATGTATTTAATACCTTTGGCTAGTTTATCTTCCTCAGTTAAGAAGAAGATTAAGACTGCAGGTGGTACATCCTTAGATTTATTTAAGATAGCTGAGGGTGAAGTAGCAACAACAACTCAAGGAGTAGGATCAAAATATAACAAGTAAGAACAGTAATGAACGAAGAAGCATTAAAAGACGCTTATAGCCTATTTACTAATACAGGCTATAACGGAACGCAAGATGAATTTTATACTTTATTATCTGATAACGCTGAAGCCTTTGCAGACTCCTATGGGTTGTTTAAAGACTCTGGATATAATGGTTCTGAAGACGATTACAAAGAGTTACTTGGATTAAAAAAAAAAGACGCTTCAGTATTACAAGACTTACCCTTTCAGATGGATACAAAGGTTTCTGCATCAGAATCGCAGGAACCAACTTCTTCTTTGGATCAAAGAATTGATGATAGCTTAAATAAAAGATTAGCCTCAATACAACCACTTCAAGATGGTGAGACAGATCCAAGAATGGAAGCTAGCTCTTTCTTTGAAGAAGAAGGATTATATTTAAAAAAGTATTTATCTCTTATAGATAGAAAGTTTGATATTGAAAAAGAGTTAAAATCAATAGAATCTAGTGACGAAAAACCTACAGTAAATCCTTTTGCTAAGACTGAATCATCTTTTATAAATACCTTAAATAAAGGTGATCAAGCATTACTCAAACAAGAGCTTTCTCAATTAAATGCTGAATTAGACCCAATGGTAGATTCTGCAGATAAAGCTAAGAGAAAATATGATAATGCTAAATTTTACCAATTACAATCGACAGTAGAACCTTCAGACCTTGCACAAGCAGTAATTGATGCTGGTATAGATCAAGGAAACATTAAGATACCTAATTTAGTTGTAGGAGAGGAAATCTTTTCTTTAAATGAGTATAACGAATGGTTGTATAAAAGAGAAAATGTAAACGCAATACAGGAGGATCCTAATTTAATTCCCGAACAAACAATAGAGTTTCTTAAAAACTCAAACAACAAAGCATTAAACGCAGCTTACGACTTGACTAAAAGACAAATTTTGTCTGGAGGTGAGTGGGGAGACAAGATAGAAAGTCTTCAGTCTGGTATTATAGGTATAGGAGCAGGTGCTGTTGAGATGATTGCTAAAGGTAGTTACGCTGCTTTAGACGCACTTTCTTACGTCCCAAAAACAGAAAGACTAGAGGTTGGCTTAGATGACCCAGAAACTACGTATAGTAGTGATTTTTTAGAGAAAGGTGGTAGCCCTTTAGCTAATAGACTTAAAGAAAAACAAGATGAACTTAGGGCAAACATAAGAGCTTATGATGAATCATCTATAACTGAATCTCTTTTAAAAGGTAATATTCTTGACGCAGTAAATCAAGGTGGTAACGCACTAATGGAGAGTGCTCCATTAACTGCATCTTTAATGCTTGCAGGTCCATTAGGTGTATCTCAAACAGCTACACTTTTTGGTGCAGGTATTGTGTCTGCAGGTCAGAATGAGCTTGAGTTGTTATCTCAAAGAGAGGAAGGTAGAGATATAGCTGATTGGCAAATAAACTTAAGTAATCTTGGCTCTTTCGCTGGTGAGTATATTGGTGAAAGATACACTCTTGGTCTTATTAATGACGCTAGAAGGTTATCTGGTTTAGATCCAACTAAGGAGGCTGATGCTATTGTAGATAGTTTTGTAAAAGGAGTTACTAAAGGTTTTGGTATAGAGGCTGCAAGTGAGGGTTTTACAGAAACAATAAATTACTTAACTGACAGTGCTGTAGGTTTAGAAGATTTTGATCTTACAAAATTTGGAATAAGAATAGCTGATGCATCTATTATTGGTGGTTTTTCTGGTGCTGGTATTCACACATCAATACGTACTGGTAAAGCTGTATCTAGAGCTATTACAAACCTTGAAATAATAGATGAAAATACAACTGTTATATTTAAGTATGCTGACAACAAAACAGAGGAGCTTAGCAGAACTGACGCTATAAAACTAGTTCGTAAAGACCCTGAGCTTAGACAGCAGATAAGAGATGGTGTAGTAAAGGCTGATTACTCAATGAATGAAGTAGCAAGAAAAGCTATTGAAGATTTAGTTTATGGTTACTATGCTCCTGACGCTGAGACTAATAGAGCTGAAATGCGTGAGAAAGAAAAAGTTGTTCAAAATCTATCTGATGCAGTTAAAGAAGATCCTTCTTTAGAGAATATAAATAAACTTTCTAACGCTATCTCTGAAATGGAGGCTGAGGCTAAAGTTTCTGAATACAATGAGTCTAAAAGTACTGAAGCTACAAGAGCTAAAACTAAAAATATATTCAACGAAAAGGGTGTAGAAATTATTGATGCTATGAAGTCTCAAGATGTTTCTCAATCTAAAGTTACAGAAACTACTGAGGTAGACAAGATAGAAAACAAAGATCAATACGAGAGTGCTAAAAAGCAAATTAAAAACAATAAAGTTCCTAAGCTTGTAACATCCCAAACTCAAACTGGTGTAAAGGTAGAAGGCGAATTACTACAAACTTCAGAGGTAACTCAAGGTAAGTTTAAAAGTATGAATGCTGCTAAGAATGCTATAAAAGATTACGAAGCTAAAATTAAAGCACAAGAGCAAGGGCAAATGTTAGAGGAAGAATTATCTCCTTTAAATAATAAGTTGTTTATAGAAACAAACAAAGAAGCTCTTGATGAAGTTCCTAAAGAAGTTTTAGACTCTAAAGATTATTACATATTAACCTCAGAAAAAGAAGGTTTAAATCGTCAAGAAAGAAAGTCTAGAATGTCAGAGCTAACATCTATACTTGATGATATTGGTGCGACCTACTATAAAGTTAAAGGTGTTTACAATGGTGTCGCTGAAGAAAGTCTTATAGTTACTGGTATTAGTGAAGCTGATGCTTTAAATGCTGGTAGAGATTTTGGTCAGGAATCTATATTCTCTGCTAAAAAAGGTTTAATGTTTAGTGATGGTCGTGTAGTTCCACTTAATGACTCTGATCTTAAGGGTCCTAAAGCTAGAAGTAAAGATGCCCTAACTATAATGAATGTTGGTGGTAGAAAAATGTCTTTACATACAGGTTTGGATTGGAGTAATACTAGCTATGGTAAAAACTTTAACTCTGAAAATGTTCATAGACTAAATGAGGACGACCCTAACTATGATAAAGAATTACTTGAAGGTGTTACTCAAGATCGTAAAAGAGTTCTAGGTTTTGTTTTAAAATTCCTTAACTCTATTGGTGGTCTTAACGTTACAGTTATACGTAACAGTGAGGCTATGCAGAGTCAAATAAAATCTATTCAAAAGGATAGATATATTAAAAATGGAATGTCAGAAGAAAAAGCTGAAGTTGAAGCTAACAAATATGCCTCTGAAAGAAGAGGAGGTTCTTTCTTCCTTGATAAAACTATATACGTGAACCTTGAAACTGTTCGAGGTAATACTTTATTCCACGAGATTATTCACCCAATGGTTGACTTCATTAAGAAGACTGACCCAGCTCTATATAAAAGAATAGAGGCTGAGGTGGCTGAGGGTAAAGTTAAAAGAAGAACTACAAAGGGTGGTCGTAAGATAAAAGGTTCCTACCTTGAGTGGGCACAGAATAATCCAGCTTACGCTAGTCTTTCTAGGGAGGAACAAATAGAGGAGGCTTTTGCTGAGATGATGGGTGATGCTGCTTATGGTCACTTCAAGAATAAAGGAACTAGACTTAATAGACTTAGAGAGGTTATAAAGGCTATCCTAACTAAACTTGGTGTAACATCGTTACCTGAGAATGTTGAGGCTATAGACCTTGATGATATGTCTTTATCTGATATAAGAACAAACCTAGCTGAGGCTTTGGTTGATGGTAGAAAGGTTAACGTTGGAGGGGTAGAGTTTGAGGTTGGAGAAACTGACGCTGAGTCTAGATTCCAACTAGATGCTATTGATAGAAGAACTCAGGTGCAATACACTTACGATGTAAACTCTAAAGAGTTTGCTGATATGGAGGCTGATGGTCTTATCACTAGTGGTATGACTATACAAGACTTCGCAGGTAAGACAATGATGATACATTCCCCTGACGCTACGTTCTCAGGTTCTATAATTGACAAGGATGGTACAATACTAGTTGAGGGTAAAGGTGGAATTTATTACACCTTTAAACACAATGAAGAGGGATACTTCTGGGCATCTACAGACAACGCTGCAAACTCAATGGCTAAACAACTAAATTCTATGTTGGAGGCTAATGGTGGTAAAATATATATGGGTCTAACTACAGCTAGAGAAGGCAAGTTACTTTCTAATACAGCTATGTCTAGAGGTGTAGTAAACTTATTTACATCCCCTAACTTTATATCTAAAATAGGTTTAAGTAAACCTACCTTATATAAAGCTTTGATAGATGCTGCTAATCAAACTAACCCATTAGGTGATGGTTTAAAATTAGGATTAAAGCCTTATAGAGCTAGCTCTAAGTTTGAGGGTGATGTACTTGAGAAAGTTTGGGATAAGTTAGATAATAAAAAGACTTCTTTTAAGGATAGAAAGTTTTTTACCGATAAATTCCTTACACTCGCTAAACAATCTCTTGAGTCTGGATCGAGTAAGACTAACTTTGTAAACTTCATCAAAACCACTATGGGTGATGAGAGTTTAGTAAAGTTCAATAATAAAGGAGAGCCTAATGTAAAAAGCATGAAGAAAGCTTTAGTCAACGTACTTACAGAGCCAGAGCTTAGAGGTGAAGAAGTAACTGATAAAGTGTATGCTGTACTAGAGATTGACGGTCCTGTAAAAGCTATTAAGACTGATGAGTATGAAAGCTATGGTACTGCTATAGTTTCTGAGTCAGGTAATAGAGCTAAGATACATAGGTTAGATAACAGAGAGTTTTGGTATGATGTAGCTGAAGACCCAATGACTAATACTGTTATTGGAGAGACTACAGGCAGAAGTGGTTCTGGTCAAATAAGCTCAAGAAGAAGTCAGATAATGCCTCCTACAGCTGGTGTTTCAATGACCCCCCTAAAAATATCTGAGAAGATTAGAATGCAGGCTCCTACATACGAGATGGAGTATACACCTAACTCTTTAGTATCCTTAGCTATGTTGTCTGATAACAATAGACAACCAGAGCAATGGGTTAAGGAGATAGGTAAAGGACTTAAAGGTGCTTCAAAGGATGTTGATACCATGGGGTTATTAGACATTCTTAAAGCTTACAAAAAAGACGCTAAGGTTAAGAGTATACCTAAAGAAGTTGTAGCTCAGTTGATAGCTACAAACATGGCTGATATAGAGACTAAGATTTTAGGTGGGGATATTGATTACGATAATTACGATATAGATTACGATGGAGATAATTATAGTGTTACCACTCCTGATGGTGTCACATTAAGGTCTGACATGGAGATAGTTAAAGATATAGAAGACTTAACTACTGAAGAGGCTAATTCTATTATAGAAGAGACTTTAAAAGCAGAGAATCTAGGACCTGTATATTCTGAAGTAACCCTCCCTGGAGGAGAAAACTACAGAGAGTTCCTTATTAAGGATAAGTCTCCTGAGGAGATATTTACTGCCCCTCACTACGATGCCCTTGGTGAGAACTTAATCGCCTCTGCTAGGGTTGATGATAGAGTTGGTCCTAACGGGGAGAAGATTCTATTTGTTCAAGAGATACAGTCTGATTGGGTGCAAGGAACCAATAAGGGTAACTTCAAGACTAAGGATGAGGTTGAGGAATTAGAATCTAAGTTAAAAGCTCTTAGATTAGAAAACATAAACTTTTTAGCTGAGAAAGCTAATCCTGAAAGAAGCAAAAAAGGTCGTGAGTATACGATTTATATAAGAAAAGAGCTAATTAAAATGTATCCTGATGGTCAAGGAGCTCCTTTACTAAACAAATTTAAAGAAGAGATTGAAGGATTATCAAATCAATTGAGAAACCTAAAACCATACCTCCCTTGGAATCAAACAGACCTATGGGTTGGGTTAACTATTAGAAAACTTATCAATCAAGCCTCTAAAGAGGGGTACGATCAGATAGCCTTTGTTAATGGAGAGCAGTCTGATATTATTCAAGGTCATAGTGATGGTAGAACAGCAGAGTTCTATAACAAGATCGTTCCTAAAAATATAAATAACGAACTTAAGAGGTTAGTTAAGGGGATGAAGTATGGGTTTGGTAAGATTAAACCTAAACCTAGAGATGGGGACACTTTTTACAATCAACCCTTCGAGGAACGTATCCCTGGAAAGTTTGCTTATAAAGGAATTGATCAAGTAGTAATAAACCTAACCCCAGAACTTAAGGCTGCCACTGATAAGGTTGGTCCACTTAGGTTCCAAGTCCCTGAAATAAAAATACCAGAAACTAGATATAATGACCCTAAGGAAATAGAAAGAATAGGGTTTGAGACTGGCGGTATTGCTCATATACCTACAGACTTTATGTTAAACTTTCTCCACGTTGGAGAGAAAAGAATTAAACAATACGCAGGTGAAGAGATTGATTTAGAAATTAAAGAGCTTAGAGAGTTTTTAAAAAAATCTCCGAATCTAAAAGATATTCAGTACTTACCTAATAGGTTAGAGGCTACAAGAATGATTGCAAACTCTATAAAAAAAGATGGGTTTACAGGTGAGGAAAATAACATTCAAAAAGGACCTATATTATTGGAGATAGACTCAAGAGGTTTTGCTAGGATAGGTCAAGGAAATCATAGACTTTTAGCAGCTAAAGCTTTAGGTATGGATAAAGTTCCAGTTACGGTTCAATTCAGTGAATTTTATGATAACACTCCTAGAGTAAATAAAGTAAAAGTTATATCCGATTCTAAAAGAGAAGAGTTAGAGTCTATAGCTAAAAAAAGAAACTACCATACTAAATATGCTAGTATTTGGCTTACAGATTTAGTTAAAGATAATTTCATTGAAAATAATCCTATAGATTTAAACAAAAATTTAGAGGGTGGTTATAGTTTAAATCAAATACTTAATAAGTTTAAAGATGAAGGAATAGGATTAAGATTCCAAGCTCCTCAAGAGGAAGGAGAGTCTAACGTATACACTGATGGTTTAGTATCTATAGGTTGGGATATATCTAAGGCTATGCAGGATCTTAACTACATGTCAGGTACTTACCTTACTGGGTTTATAGATCAAGACTCTTTTAGACCTAAGAAAAGAAAGCGTTACGATATTAAGTTAACAACTTTACTGGCTAAACCTTTTGGTACTCACTCTGATAAAGAAGTGAAGGAGATAATAGTTAGGAGTAGAGGTGCTTTAAACTCTATAATCATAGAGGCTAATGAGGTGGGTAAAAGACTTAAGAAGCTTAATGAGAAGTATAACTACACTGAGCAAGAGCTTAATGATTTCCTTCACGACCACAATAAAATAAAAGCTTTAGAAGATTCTGATATTAAGAATACTCTTATTGAGATGCGTATGAGTATTGACGATCTGAGTAAGACTCTTGTTGCTGAGGATCTTATAGCAGGTCAGACTATGTTTACAGTTGATAGTAACTTAGGATTGTATGTAACTAAAGCCTACAAAAACTTTGAGGTTAAAGGGTGGGAGCAAACAGATAATCTTATCATACAGAAGCTTAAAGAGTTCTTACGCAGAGAAGCTAAGAAAGATAACCCTGAAGCTACAGAAGAAAGGTTAAATCAAATAGTTGATGTTAGCTACGAAGAACTAAACAGTGATAAAGAATTTGCTTATAACGTTAAGAACGGTGGCTCTTTAGATGGGCTTAGTAGATTAACTTCCATCTTCAAACAAAGAAAAGAAATACCTCAAGAGATTAGGGATTTCTGGGGTGAGATTGATGACCCTATATTTAATTACAACAACACAATTAAGAAGATAGCTCAGACTATAACTGCTGAGAGAATGTATAAAGAGCTTTATGAGATAGGTAATGGTAAGTTTATTTCTGACACTAAGACTCTAGATACATTTAACGAACTTGTAGGAGCTAAGTGGGGTAGCATAGAAGGTAAGTTTGTAGACAACGAGATGTTCGCTGTGATGAACCAAATAGCACCTGAGAAAGGTACAGGAACATTTAACTGGATTTTTGATAAATATATGGAGCTTGTACTTCTAAATAAGAAGACAAAGACTGTGTGGAATATTGGTACTCACTTTAAGAACATTATAGGTAACACAGCATTCGCTACTATGAATGGTCATATAGGTTTTAGAGGTGGTATGTATCAAGATGCTAAAGCCTCTTTAAAAGCAGTTGCAAGTTCTAGTGACGCTGAGTTAAACGCTATAAGAAAGAATCTTATAGAAAAAGGAGTTCTTAGCTCTTCTGCTTCTTTAGAAGAGATTAGAAATATATCTAAAGACTTAGGAGATACTGACTATGACCTATCTAAATACTTAGACGAGAAAAATGGTAAGATTCAAAAATTAATGTCTAAGGCTGTAAGGTATGCAGGTAAACCACTAAAATACTTTGATGATAAAGCAACTAGAGCCTACCAAGCAGAGGATGATATATGGAAGTTTTATGGTTTCTTATCTGAGAAGGCTAGGTATATTGAGGCTGGTCTTTCAGAGAAGGAAGCTGATGATATGGCTGCTAGGAATATAATCAACCTATACCCTAACTACAACGAGATACCTAGAATAATAAGATATATAGGTAGATCTCCTATAGTAGGTTCATTCGTTGCGTTCCAGTCTGAATCATTCCGTAACGCTAAGAATGCTGTTAAGCTAGGGTTTGAAGAGATGGGAAGTAGCAACCCTAAGATTAAAAGAATTGGTACTACAAGAATAGCTGGTGTTATAGCTACGATGACTCTTTTAGAAGGACTTCAATTATACACTATGCAGTTTTTATCTCAAGCCTTAGGTTTAGCTGGTGGGGATGAAGAAGAGTCTGAAGAGAGAAGACTTAGAACTATGGTTGCTGAGTGGGATAGAGATGGTAGTTTAGCATACGTTGATAGCGGTGTCTTAGATAGTAAGACTAACGAAAATCAGATGGAGAACGATAAGTACTTCGACTATATAAACTTCTCTAGCATATCTGGTGTAGGTCACATAAGAGACATCCTAAGACTAAGCTTTACAGATATAGATACTGAGGTAGGTAAGGAATCTGCTTACAGCATAGTTAAGAAAATGTTTGAACCTTTCTTAGGTGAGGAGATGACATTAGCTACATTCTTAGAGGCTTACGAAAATAAGGGTGATAGAATATACAGCAGAACAGATGATGCTGGAACAGCTACACTTAAAATGATTGAGTATGTAGGTAAGAAGGTTGCTATGCCAGGTGTAGGTAGAAACTTTATAAGAATTAAAGAATCTTTTGAGCAAGACTCAGAAAGAGTTCCTACCTACGAAACATTAGCTTTATTTGGGTTAAGAATATCTAGAACAAACCTTAATAAAACCCTATCTATAAATGCTAGGAATGCTTATAATGACATGAGAAGTCGATCTTCTGACAAGATTATAAGAGATAAAACTTTATTACTTAACGAAATAAAGAATAATCCTGACTTGGATAACGACTTGAATATTATAGCTGATCTTATGGCTGGGTGTAGACTTAACAAGGTCGCAGGTAGAGATACTAAGGCTATACTTAAGGGTATGGGTATAAGTGATGTTGTTATAGACTTAGCTTATAATAGAATGCTTAAGAACTATAAACAGGATGTTTTAAGTGTTGATGCTAAATAAAAACAAAAACAACATATATTCTAAAATTAATATATTACCTTTATAATGTTTTAAGACTTCTTGTTTTTTAGCGTTTTGGTTAATTTGTGGGAGGGGTGGTTCCCTCCCTTTTTTTTGCACTGTATGGAAATAGGAGTAGGATTAATTAAGGGATTGTTGTTAGGTATAAGAAACTTTGAGGCAACTGAGGAGGTACCATACAACGAAGTCCAGCTATTTGCTGGACCTTTTTGCGTATATATTATATGGGATTAAGAGTCTATACCGTATGGGCATATAACATTAAAGTACGTCTCGTCTAACTCCTTTATCTTAAGGGCTAACTTTCCCCATTTCTTTTCCCCTTCTTCTCTTGTTTTTAAATCTAACGAGGTACCAGTACCCATATTAGACCATATAATAGAGTTCTCATTAAGGAGTTTATCTATCTTCGATTTAACTGATTTGTTTGTGTAGTACGGACTTGTACCATCTTTTCTGCTTTTCATATCTTTAATATCCAGTTAATAATTTAAGCACATCATCAATAGCCTTGTGTCTATGATTATCCTCTAAGATAACTTTGTACACATGCTCGCTATCCTTTATTTTATGAACATCATCTATAGCAGAGTTTAACGATGATGCTAAATCTATCTGCTGATTATCCCCACAAAATATCATAATAGAGTCTTTACCTAACCTACCTAATGCCATACGTAGCTGAGGCTTAGTTAAGTTCTGGAACTCATCCACTATAACTACAGCGTTATCAAATGTTCTACCTCTAAAGTGAGCTAAAGAAACAAGTTCAATGTCCCCATCATCTACCATTTTCTGTATCTTATCAGGCTTATTGTACACCTTACGCATGTTAGACATAATAGGTACAAGCCAAGGCTCTAATTTTTCTTTCTCATCACCAGGAAGGAATCCGTTATCCTCTGTAGCGACTGTAGGTCGTGTTATAATAATTTTATTATACTGACGCTTAAAAAACAAATCTAAAGCCACCTGGACAGCTAAAAGAGTCTTACCTGAGCCTGCTTTACCCACTATAAAACTGAAGGCGTGATTTAATATATTCTCCTTTGCTCTTTTTTGCTCCTCTGATAAAGTTATGTTAAACTTTACATTACCCTTAGGTGGCTTTTTAGATTTATTTTCCATAGTTACGATCCACAAGCTTCGCAGTCTTCATCATCTATACTGCATGTTTCTGGCTGTTCTGCTTCTTCTAAGTCTTCTACCCAAGAATCAAACGTGTCGTTTTTTGACTCTTCAGATTTTTTTAGTTGGCGTAAAGCCTCTTCTCTTTCTTTGCTCATTTCTTTTTTTTCTTTTTAAAATTACCCCTGCTTAGTATGGATTCTATTGTTGCGTTCACTTCTTTTTGATTCGATGGAATGTATACGTCTAGGTTTTGATCACTATCATGTAGGTATTTCAAAAACAATTTGAATCTCATACTAAACACAGGTGTTCTTAATCCTTTGGTTTCTATTATAAAGCCAGCATCTAAGTTAATGAAGTCGGGAGTGTAAGATATACTTCTTACGTTCCCAGTCATTTCCTTAAATACTTTCTTGCCTTTAGTGGTCCC